ATCATGGGTGGGGGGTGTTTTTCGTAGACCCCCCTCCAGTGTCCTTTTTATCCTCCTAAGGTGTTTTATTAAGTTTTTTATCAAAATTTATTCTTTTTTGTAATGAAAATTTCAATATTAACTTTAATTTGAGTAAATCTTTTTATACAATGAGCCATTCCATTCAATTATTGAATCAATTGCAGCTTCAACTTCTTCATTTTCTTGTTCTTCACTTAAATCAGGAGCATCCCTCACTATCCTAGCTAGGTACTCTAGGGTGTAATAACCCATTGATCGATCAAATGCTAACCATTCGTCAAACTGCTTAAAATAATCGTATGGATTGTCATATGTTGTAATAAATACTTCTTTATTTGGCATAGACAAAACCTTCTTTCAAATGATCAAACTCTTTTAAGTGTTAACATACTTCATAAGAGTTGAAGCTGACAAGTTAAACTGTTCTGCAACTTCTGCTTGAGTGTAATAACCTGTTGCAAGCATTGCTTTTGCTCTTGCTAATTGACTATTAGTTAATCCTTTTTGCTTTCTAGGAGTCGAATACTCCTTTAATTTATCTAGATCTGTATTATTTAGTATACTTTCTAGCTTAGTAGAACCAATAGCATTAGAATTTATTGCTTCCCATTCTTTATCAGTTATTACAATTCTTTCTTTTTTTCCGCCAGGTATAAATCTAGCTCTTGCAGAATTTAAAGCTTGTTGACCCTTTTTTCTTTTTTCAGAATCAGTCATACTAGGGTTAGCTTCTTTTTTTGCTTTAAGTTCCACATTTGCTATCATTTGGCATTTTCTTTCATAAGGAGCGTTAGATAAAGCAGTATTTAATTTCTTTTCTAAATCATTTACTTCTTTAGCATATGTTTCTGCAGCGGCCTTAGATATAGGCTCTGTTTTTGTATTTAATATTTCTAATCTAGCATTATTTGCTAATGCTTTCATTCGATTAGCGAATATTCCATATGCCTCCTCCATAGGTAATGGATTTTTGGGATCAGATGCTAATGTAAATGCATCATCAGTTTCAAGCATCTTTTTAGATTTAGTTTGAACCCTAACCTCTTCTGGAAGATATATCTTAGTACCATCCTTGAGCTTCTTAGATATATTTTTTGTTCTTCCTGTATCCACGTTTATCTTTTTTCCAGTCTCTGGATCTATTTTAGAAAATAGCTTGCGCTCATCAACGTATTCAGGAGACTTAGCTCTTGATAATAATGTACTTGCTCCTCCATTTCTTCCAGTCTCTTCGTTATGCTGATATCTTTTTTTTAACTCTGGTATTCCTAAGTCCTTAGCAGCGCCTCTATAATCTAATTCATGCTTATATGCATCAACAACAACCATAGAATATTTAATTGCTCTTTCTAATTCCTCATCACTACATCCTTTGACTGTCATATCGGTAATAAGATTTGCGGCTTTACCCATTTCTAAACCTTTACCTTTTTCAGTCATCTTTTTCATACCAGGATATCCAGGATATGCAGTCTTGGTATCAAAATCTTTTAATCCCATTAACTGATCTCTTGTACTTATTACTTTACCATACTTATTTGGTATAACAACTACAGAATCACCATCAAAATCTGCACCCGATATCTTAGATGCAACCTTTGGATTTATTACAACACAATCTTTTGGTGTCTTTCCAAATATTTTAATAGCTTCTTTATTATTGTTATTGACTATTAAGTCTGGTATTTCAACAGGACCAGAATGCGGATATCTTACAAGACAAACATGTTCTCCATTCTTAAAATTTGGAGCATATACTTCTGTTTCTTTTATACTTTCAAGAGGAAGTAATACTTGAGTCGCTTGTCTTGGCATTGCAGCAGCTTTTAAATCTGCAGACGAGGCATCGCAATCATCAGAAAATGATTGTAATAATCTTTTTCTTACTGTTGGGTTTGGAATTGCTTTTATTTCTTCAAATTCATCCATCTTATTAAGATATGTGATGTTTAACTGCTGCTTTGCTAATTCCAAACTCTGTTTAGATAAGAACTGAGCTGCTAATGTTTTATCCCATTCGCCCCAATCGCCTTCTTCATTTACTTTATTTATTACAGAAAGCTTTTTTTCTCCGTTTTTATCTATATAATGCCTTTGTCCACCAGCTTTTATTGTTGCTCCAAAAGGATTATCCCAATCGATTTCTCCATCTTTTGTTCCATCAACAGTTTTCATTTCTTTTAATACCTTGTTGATTGGAGCACCTTCTTGTTTGTTACTATTTACTCTAACATCAATTCCTTTTGGAAGATCGTTTGAATATATAGCAACACCTTTAATATAATATTTATCATCTACTGCTATTCTAACCTGAGCATATTTCGAATTACCTAAAGATATATCTTCAACTCCAGGTCTTAATTCTATTATTCCATCTTTTGGTTGATATCCTTTTTCATCGGCATATGTAAAATCTATTCTTTTACTATCTAATGAAACTGGTTTTTCTATATTTCCCCATGTTAAACCTTGATCGTCTGAATGATACTCATTAATCAACGATATTTTATCCATGTTTAAATATAGTTCTCTTCCAGTTGTTCCAGATGGAGCAAGAACTAAAACTGTTGTTTTTTGTCCAGTTGTAGAATTCATCTGAGAAACTTGAATCGGCTTTACAACATAACCTTCATCTTTTAATTTTTGTAAAGCTGCATCCATTTTTGTTCTTGGTATTCCTAAACTTCTTTCAACTCCTTCTCCAACATCTATATATCCTTTTTCATCAACAGACTTTCTTAAAATATCTGTCGTGTTCTCCAGAATTTGATCTCTCATCTTTTCTGGATTCTTTAACATATTTCTTACAGTTCCTTCAGATATGCCTAATTCTTTTGCTATTGCAGTATTAGACATTTGTCTATCATATCTCATATGAGCTACTTTTCTAGCATCTGATGCATATTTCTCAGCTTTTGCATTTGTTAATTTAGCTCTCCATTCACCAGTTGAATATCCCATAGCTCTAGCTATTTCGGTATTTGTTAAACCTTCAGCTCTAAGCTTGTCGATTTCCGCTAAAAAATTAAATCCATGTTGATGCGGATTTTCTCCAGATCCCTGACGATATCTTCCAGATCCATTTGGATCATGGTCATACATCTGTGGGGTTCCTTTGTGTGCTAAATACGTTTTTTCACTCATAGCCTTCTTCCCATTCCTCAATTAATTTTGAACTTGTTATTATTTTATCTATTATAGGAACTATTTCTGTAACTTCTGGAATATGAACTCGTACTTTATTGTTTTGATATATTCTTAATTCAACTTCTATGTCAGAAATATCAACATCATATTCTAAACAAAATAAAGCAGTGTAAATCATAAGTTGTTCCATGTGAGTTACACCTTTTCCCGTCTTCAAATCATGTATTCTTAAAAAATTATGTTTGAAGGATATGCTGTCGGCAGTTCCAAAACAATATGGTGAATAATATAAAATTTGTTCTGGAGTCATTTTAAAACCTATAGCATCATTAACATACATGTTCAAAGTTTTTGGAATATCATCTAAACGCTGTCCAAGTAATATACACTGTTTAGCAAAATCATGAAGAATTGTTCCTTGTTCTGCTGCTCTATAATTTGCATATGCAGAATATAGATGTTCTTCATCATAATTTATCCAATGATATTTACTAGCGCTTAGGAAGGCGTGAGATCCTTCTAACTTTGAATGATCGTTGAAGTTCATCTAATATCTCCTCTTTATTTTCGGGATATATGAACCTCGCAAATGACATTTTGTTCATTTTAGAAACAAAATATTCTTGATTTGGTTGGCGATGAGCATTTTTATTTTTCTTACATTCTAAAGCGGCCCATCTGTCATTATATAGAATTAATAAATCTGGAATTCCACGAATATAAGTTGGATCATTTTTCAAAATTATACAACCTGGAAACTCTCTTTTTATTTCATCTATCAAATCTTTTTGAAAATCACTTTCTATCATATCTTAACCCTAAATCATAAAAGAAGAGAAGATGTAGCGGTTTCGCCATTTTATTCTCTTCTTCTCTATAAGAGGGGTTGTAAGAATTACGAGGTCATTTTTTTATAAAATTCTTTCTCATTGAAATCTTTTTTCTTTTCCAAAGCCTCCAAAATATTTTTATCCATTGTTGAATCTGTATACAAATAAAAATAATACAAATCTGTATATTCTGTATTACGTCTATCTATTCTACCAGCGGCTTGATGTGTCAATCGATATGAATAATTAAGACTAAAAAATACAATCGTATTTGTTGTAACGCAATTCCATCCTTCTGCTCCAGCATTATACTGAACTAAATATAACCATTCATCTCCTTCTGGAACTTTAGTATGAACATGTCCATTCCATTCTCCAATTTTCACTTCTAACTCTTTTGCTAATGATCTCAAATCTTCTAATTCATAATCAAAATTATAGAATATGATCAGCCTCTTATAAATTTTAAAAATCTCCTTTACTTTTTTTAACTTAGATTTATCATTAACAACTCTTCTCAAACATGATATATATTGAGGTGGATTTTCAATTGGTACATTTTCATAAATATTCCAAAAATCTTTAGACACTTTTTTATAGTCGTCTTTATTGTAATCTGTTGTGATATAAATCCTATGTGGTTTTGTTTTTCTTTCTACATCCATCCGTATTTGAATGGCATCTCTTAGTTTCTCAAGTCTATCGGTTTCTATATATCTATCAATCTTAGGATATGTTGTATACCTAGACCAAATAACATGTCTTGTATAAAATTCTGTTCGATTCTTATAAAAACCATTAGCTATGAATACTGGAATATAATCTTTCCAAACATCACCAGGAGTAGCTGTTAACAAAATCCAATTATTATTCTTTGCTATCTTTATAAAAGATTTGGACCATTTTCCCGAACCAACAACTCGTTGTTCATCAAAAATAAAGAAAGAATCTTTAATGTTTATGTATTTTGAAATATTATTCCAACTATCTATAACTATCAAAATATGGTTTACACATTTATCTCTATCTGTAGATAACATAAAAGGTAATAATTCTTGTTCCCATTCTCTCTTATCTCTTTTTGCAGCTGTTGTAATAATATATAAATCTTTTGGTCTCGTCATTTCGGAATATGATGTATTAGGATCATCATCTATTTCTATACTTCCACCACATTCCTTAATAAAAAAATATGCAAGTCCTGTTCGGGATTTACCCGAGCCAGTTCCTCCAACTAGAATTGACCCGGGTTTTAGAGTTGCTAATGCCTTTCGCTGATTAACATCAAATTGCATCGTCGGTTAATGAACTCTGAGCACTATCGGGAACATTAGAATATATCTCATCAAGTTCATCTTCATATATTGTTACATAGATTGATCTTAAATATCCTTTAATTCCTCTCTTACCATTTACCTCCCAATGAGAAGGATTAATTGTAAGGTCTACATTTTCTATTTCCGCCCAATCTAACATATTGATTTCTTCTTCATCAATATGAGTCTGTCCTCTTCTACTAATCAATATAACCTTAGGAGGAATATTAGAAAATGATACTGCTATCTGAATAAATGCCCTTCTATCTTCATCTTTATCCCTAGGTTCAAGCCATCTAACATTCCAACCATCAGCTTCCATATCCTCAGCAACTTTAAGATCATCTATAAACACACAAAAATTTCTTCTTCCTGCTGGATTATACTTTCCCTCCTTTCCTGAAAAATTCCTACTAAATATCTTAGCATTCTTAATTGTTAAAAAACGTTCTCTTGCCATCTTATTTCTCCTCTCTTAATTAAACGGCATTGTTCCATCATATGGAGAATCAGAAACAAACCAATCAAAATCTCCAAACTCAGAAATATGATCTATTGCATCACTAGCCATATTCAAGAAATATGATTCATCAATATCTTTCTCCTTACCCAATTTAACAACTGTCTCGGATTCTAAGAATCTATATCCTTTTGCTCCAGCAACTGAATAATAGTTACCATTATCTCTAAGAGAATATAATTCTCCTCCACCACATCCTGGTAAGATTGGACAGAATTGACCAACTCTACCTACAAATATATAATTGTGGCCTTTACTTATAGCTTCTTTTAAATCCATAGCTGCATCTTCATCTACTGGATCTTCTTTAAGAACTTTCTTTAATTCTTTTTCTGCTTCTGTAACATCAGGAAGCTCTTCATTCATATCCAAATATAATGATGATGTAACAGCTTTTGTAATACAAAGATCATTAAATGTTATTGGTTCTTTTGTAAATAAAGACTTATAAATATACGGTACGGCAAATTCTGCTCCAGTAGCAGTCCATTCCATAGTATCTTTATACCTAGCAATATAAACTGCATCATTAACTAAACACATCTTATCATATGTTGCTTCATGCTCGAAGTCATATCCATACTTCTTACCAAAATTTATGACAAACTGTATTATTTCTGGAGTAGCATCTGGAATCTTAATTGAATCTGTCTTAATATGAGCAACACAGAAGCCTTTCTTTTTTACAGCTTCTAAAAGATCTATCATAAATAAGGCTCCACGCTTAGCGACAATATTATCAATATTTCTAGGATCTCTAAATTTATTATCAAATTTAGCACTTGTCAAACCATAAACAGAATTTATTACGGTCTTTAATGCATTACTCAAATCTTTAAGATTGAAATCCGCATTATTAACGTATTTAACCAATGCTCCATCTAGAAGATCTTTCAAAGAATCGATATCTTTATGCTTTATTGCTATTCTAGCTTTCTTAATATCACTAAATCTCTTAGTGTATTTATCGCCGAACAAATTCAAATTCTCAATACTACTAGGATGCATACTGGCAACGTCAATTAAAGCCACATCACCATACATGCCTGGTTCAGCATATACAAAACCGCCCTCACCAACTTCAAAACCTTTGTAATATGATTTACCATTCTCAAACTTATATCCTGGAAACATCTTACTAAGATCTGTATATATAAATTGATCCTGCGGATGTTTATCATAACCAAATATAATTCTTGTTGTATGATTGTTGGTTGTATCATTAACAGATAATCCACTCAATTCTGATAATATCTGTCTTGCTACCCAATCGCCTTCCAATTTATGGAAAGTTGCTTCAGTAGAAACAACATCATTACAACAATAATCGGCAACCATATTAAAATCTTTTTCATCAACTGGCTGATCCCAAGGTAAAGGACATTCTTGATGATGAATTCCTAATTCAATTTCCCATTTCTTAAGACTCATCTTATTACCAGCTGATGCAAAATCATAAACATCTGTATAACTTAAATTATAAGCTTCACCAAAAAAACAATTTTTACTCTGATTTATTATTCTTTGACTAAGAATATAAAGTTGTTCATTAGTATAGCCCATCATTCTAGCATACATAATATGATTATCATATCTTCGACAATTAAATCCTATAAGTTTATGTTTGAGTAATCCTTCTATTTCTGTTGGAGTTGGATTTATCATCTTAACACATTTATTCTTAGATTCTAAACAATATGAATTAAGCTTATCCTGATTTTTTTCATTAACAATATCCTTAAGCTTATTATCTAAGATCTTATAAACCACTACAAACAAATTAGAAAATACTTCCACATCATAAAATATAATATCATCTGATAGATATCTTTCTTCAGCCTCACTAGATTCATCTGACTGAAATATCATTCTATTAACAACCTTAATACAATAATCTGCCTGATGAGAACTGTTATTAGCAAACGCCATTATTTTAGGTCTCAAATCTGTGACGTCATATTTCATACCAGAAGAATATGCATCTTCTAATATCTTAGCTATAAAATCAATAGAGGGTTTTGTTCCCGGATGTATTTCTTTCCTAAGATTTTTCTCTATTAAGGTTCTTAATGCTTTTTCATTCTTTATAGCATCAAAATTAACCATCTTTTTCTCCTTCAATGGTAATCCGGAAGATATGGTGGCTATAGCTAATGCATTACAAGCTGTTAATTTTCTTCTTAACGCTGCATTACCAGGAAATGTTTTTATCTCAATATCCTTATCATACAATCTTGCTAATTGAGACACATCTCCATCATAAATATAATGCAGGTGTATACCATTTCCTCCTTTACTTACCTCTGCATATGTCGCCGGCCATTTACTAGCTGCTTCTAAATTTAATTCGTAACTCTTCTCTCCATTTTGGTCTTTAAGATCAAAGTCTATAACAACCATATTTTTTGGCGGTATAACATAATGCAACTTTGTTGTATCAATATTTGATAACTTTGTACGGACGTTATCCCATTTCTTACTTGGTGCTTCTATACTATTAGCATATTGTGCTTTACAATCCTTACAATATTCATCAAATATACTACTATCTTGCTTCTCTAAGGTTAGAGAATATGGATGCTCATCATCAATATTATCTCCATCCTCTTCTGTCTCTTCATAACGATTTGTAAATTTATTCTTTAAAAATCCCTTATAATAACTTCTAACTTGTTTATTATCTATCCTAGCCATATCATAGAACTCTTTAAAATAATTCTTAAGCTCTTCTCTAAATCTATACATAGGCAGAACAAAATCCAAACCGGCTTCTTCCTTATACACTTTATACAAAGAATATGCTGCTTTTAAAGTGGTTCCATCTTGCTCTTCAAATATCTCATAGCTATCTTCAACAAAGTTAAAAAATGTATCAGTCTTATACATCATATTAATGGCTTTATACTTGTTAAAATAATTCTTACCCATTTCATGATAGACATTAAGACATCTATTAGCTATTGCTCCAAGCTCGAAGTCAATCTTAGAATATAATAGATCATATCTCTTAGGAGACAACAAATCGCCGGTTGGCGTAATATCAACTAATCTTCTTATTATTCCGGCTTTACCATCAGTAATTTTAACAGGCTTATTTGTAGCCATGAATAACATACAATTAAGCTTTGCATAATATGGAGACTTAAATTTTTCATTAATTAACATACTTTCATGAGATATAATACTATTTAACTTAGTATTATCTTCAATCTTACTTAAATCACCGTCATGCTGTATTGCTACTAATGGGTTAATATTAAATTGTTCCATAGAAAAGCTATTATTCTTACCAACAAGATCTTTAGCTTCAAATACTGTATAATATCCGTCGAATAACTTCTCTATAATATGCAATATAGTAGACTTACCAGAACCTGGGTCTCCATAAAATACAAAGAACTTCTGAATATTAACACTATCACCAGCTACAACAGATCCTATTGCCCATTCAATCTTAGCTCTCTCTTCTGGAGAATATAATGTTCCAACTATTTCATCCCATGCTGGACACTCCTTATCCTCCAAACTATATGTCAATCTTCTAGAAATATAATCTGACCTCTTAATATCCGTATCCGCAAATGCTAACTTAGTATCTAACTGTTTAGCATTATCTGATACATCTTTAAGAAATCTCTTAAAATCTTTCCAACTATTAGATGAATAATTCTTCATATATCTGACATTAACTTTAGTATTTGCTAGATTACCAAAGTTATCTTCGACATATTTCCTTAATTCTTCATCTACTAATCTTGCTACATCATACTCATCTGTGCTCCAAATATGATTAGCTTCATCCCAAATCGCGTAAAAAGACCGTCCACGGACCATAATATCCTTTGTTCGTCCGACAACAAACTCAGGATATACATCAATTGATCCATTTTTATTAAATTTGGTTTCAATTTTAAAAAAATCCATGTTCAAATTAGCCTCTAAACGTCGTGTTACGTTTTTCAAAAAAAATTGGTAAACTCTTTTTATAAAAAATATATCTCTATAATAAATACCTAAAATATTTGTAAAAACGTAACAAAAAACCTGCAAACCCGCATGGTTGACAGCAAAAGTCCTGTTACATTTTTGTTTTAAAAACGTAACATTGTTACAAATATTTGTAACATTTTGCCAAATTTTTACAATTTTTTCACTCAAAAATTTTCCGAAAAATAAAATTTTCAAAAATGTAACAAAAAACGTAACAAAATTTTATACACAATGCGTACGTATGCGTCTCAAAATTTTCTAAAAAATCTTTTAAAAACTATAAAATTTTATACACAATGCGTACATATTTTACTAAAAAATTTAAGAATATAACACCAAATTTTCATCATTTTTTATAAAATTTTCTTTCAAATATGTCATACATTGTATCCAAATCTCTTCATTCATCCAATTTTTCTTAGTTTTTAGAGGAAATAATCCACCTTTTCCATCATTATTATACTCTCTTTTTATAACTTTCTGGCAAATATCCCTTATATTATTCTCATATTCAGCCTTCCAGTTCTTATTAGTATATTCATAAAATCCAAGGTTTTTAATCATCTCAAAAAACCACATACTAGTCCTATCGCCGGATGAATTTCGCATTATTTGGACCTCGATCTTTATTGCAAGTCCCGCAATCATCTCAAAAAAAGAGCATTTGTTAGTAATACCAGATGAACTATCAAGAAAATATCCAGTTTCATAACTAAATCTTCCTCTTAGTTCTATACCATCATCCGCTCTATTCTTATCCATGGGATGAACCCAGATAAACTCAATTTGCGATAAAGTGTTAATAAGAAAACTATAATTTTTATATTCATTATCTGACAAACCGAGCTTATCCTTGGCTACCCACTCAATATAAGTATTAGATGTCACAGGATATAATGAAGTATCCTCGTGTTTCACCTATATCTTATACCTCCATAACATCTTTAGACTTATCATAATGAACTATCATCTCAAAGTCTATATTAATATTATTGTTACGTACGTAAGCTGCTCCAGTACCATTCTCTTCATCATCTATAAAGTCAGGAGCAAACTTCCAAATATTACCAATAATTTCCGATCTAAGACATCCATACTTCTCCTCAGCAAGTATAGGACTATCTGAGTTAGCTGCATAAAGCAGCCTATCAGTATTATAATCATAATCGAGAGTAACCTTATCAAATTCTGTTTTTCCATCAGGAGCATAGTGAGTATTGAGGAATTCGTCCTCATCAATCTCCTCAATATAATTTGGCATATCATCAATCTTAGGATACTTCTCAAGATCCTTCTGTCCTTCAGTCATATCATTTCCTTTCTTCTTATCAAAAACCTTTGATGACGTAGTAGACATAGCATCAAAACCACCAGAATAATGATGATACTTCTTAACACCTTCATACTTATCAAGCTCATTCTCTATGTGAGGAACGTCCTCATCAGACGCCTCCTCTTCTTTCTCATCATCACTTGAGTTCATTTTCTGGTCGTAGGCATTCATTACCTTCTCGATACGATCCTGACATCTCTCTGCATACTCATCTATAATATCTGCAGCTTCCTGCTCGAACTTATCTCTTACAACAAAATATGTTGCTACACTACCTGCTGCTGCACCTACAAATGCTCCGATAGCAAATATAACTCCCTTATTCATGAGTATAACCTCCTTATTATTCTACTTCGTCTTTAGTAAACTTATTAGTCTTAGGCTGGAAAGGCTTCTCTTCGAACTGATCAAGTAAATCATAGATAAGACCATCTACATTAGGATTAATAATATAGAAAGGAATATCTCTACCAGTCTCGGGGTCCTTCTCAATACCATCAACAATATTAAAGTCTATAAATCCGTTGCATCCAGGCTCTCCGTTAGAGAATCTGTTACCAACAACTGCGCCTGTGCTACAAGGATCTTCACCACAAAGCTCTCTTATCTCATTAAGCATAACTGAGCCACGCTTAATAACATTATGATCATCATCGAAGACACATCTCAAATATAATGCATCTGTCAAATAATCCTGCTGACCGCAAAGAAATGCTCTATTGAGAATATCATTATTCTGCCAACGGTTATTTTTCTCTCCTGAAGCCTTATATTTTCCGAACTTAAACGCATAAGGAGATGCAATTTCTCCATTTCCAGATATAGCCTTAAGCTTAGTCTTTTCGCCGTTCTCGTCCGTAAGCGTCATATTAGCAGGCTTTTCACCTGTAAGATAATATCTATCAGCCTCTTCTCCACGATCCTCAATAACTCTCTGACGATATAACTTAAAGCTATTGTCAAGAGCTACATAAGCTGCTGAGAGTGCTGTATAACGCTTCTTAATGATACCATAAGCAGAAAAATAACAAGTGATTGATAAAGCTGTAAGAGCTATAGACGGTGCATAAGACTTAGCCATATTAAGTGCAGTCTTACCATACACCTTAACTATATCTGTCTTGTTTACTTCCTTATCACGTGCGTATGCTATCTTAGCATCTCTAAGTCTATCTGTGTGATCATAGATAATCTCAGGAGTTTCTGATCCAGCCTTAGCTGCTGTTACTATGGCGCCTACAAGTGTTACTGTTCCACCAACAAGCAATAATTCTGGACTATGCTTCTTAGTCCAAACTCCTGCAGTGTTTACTACGGTCTTAATGTTACTTACTGAAAACTTAATCACGATTGACCTCCTCTATTTTTTACTTCATTAAATGTTTTTTCCCATCTGATATGATAGGTTGCTACTATATACCATATTACACCTAACAGTATATCTGCTAATCCGACATATACGTTAGATTGACAAATCCCAAGTATAACTAAAAATATACTAATTGCTATTCCGATCATAACTGTCTAGCTCTAGGGAAGTCGATGTAATATCCCTTACGTCCAGCCTTTGATACTTTGGCCTGAGATAAGTTTGTCCATCCCCAATCATCAGAAGTGAAATCTCCAGGTACTGTCTCACCACACAGATCATAGAAATATGATACAGGAACATCACCATATCTCTCTATGTAGTCACACATTCTGTCAAGAACGTCTTCCGCATCTTCACGATACTTAAAGACCATCTCGTCAAGATCTCTATCACCTCTTCTACGAGCTCTCCTTTCTTCGTCTCTATCTCTTTTCCTACGATCCCTGTCGTCATAATATCTATCGTATGAAATATAACTACTACGTCCATAGTCTCTTCTATCATATCTACGAGTTTCTGTTCCCATAGCCATATCGAGAGCTCCATGACCTATGTCAGATATCATGTCTCTTAATGCCGGAAGCAAAATATCATAGATAATATAAGATCCTATATTAGGAGCATCTTCAGATATAAACTCGTCTCTTGCAGCTTTAAATATGTTAGATCTACGAGACTTTGTAACACCACCCCTCATAGATAACTTCTCAGGAGGCTCTCTTCTGATTTCTGTTTTTGTGCCTATAGCATTAGACGGATAATCAGAAACCTCCGGTAACTTTCTTTCTGCCATATTTGATCTCCTTAATCCTTACTTAACCAAAATATCACTAATAGTCATGGCATCACAAGTTGCCTTTAACAGGTTACAATAATCTTTAACTCCCTTATTATAACCTAACTTGTAAATCAGCTTTACTGTAAGAGCGATTCCTAATACTGGAATCAGAACATCAAATACCTTCTTAAGATCTGTTTTTTCCTGCTCAGTCATTTCCTTATCCTCCTTCTTTTTCTTAGGAAACAAATCCATTTTAATCTGCATCTTATTTCTCCTCTCTTAAATATCTCGCAAAAGTGTAGAGGACCCGTAAATATCACGAATCCTCCACTTTTAGGAGACAACTATCAAGTTAATCCTGAAAATATACTACTTATCTGACTTGTCATCAGACGCAGTCTCTTCAGGAAGGTCAAGATCATCTACAAGTTCTTCCATCTCATCGTCGTCATCTATATTGATCTCATCATCATTAGACTTCTTGCATATAATAGCCGTTACGCCAGCTAATGCTGCAAGAGCACCTCCGATTATGATACCCTTCTTATGACGAGCAAAGAAACTAACCTTTTCTACCATCTCTTTTTCCTCCTTTTCTTCTACTACAGTCTCTTCTGTAACCTCATCAGTTGTCTTTTTGTTAAATATCTTCATAATAAATCTCCTTTCTTTACTATGTCTCCTATTATAGGAGTTGTAAATTTTACGAGATTTTTATTCCTCAATTAATCTGTACTTATGACCATCGAATAATATTTCTTTTATAACTTTCTCTTCAGGCCTAACAGTTTTTAAGAAATCATCTATATCATGACATAAGCAATCGATATCTACATCTATAGAACTAGTTAATTCAAAATTACACCATTTCATGGTTTTTTCATTAGTATCAACCAGCATACCATTAGCATAATAAGGGTCCATTAACTTATATTCTATACAATAAGGAAGTGTTACTGGTATATGTTTAACATCAGTAAAATATTCCTTATCTCTTAAATAAGAAAATAATGTAATAAGCTTATCATAAGAATTATGGTGTATGTCAGTATCAACCCAAATAATCATTATATAACCTCCTTCTTCTCAGGTAATATAGCCTTAGGCTTCTGTCTAACATTATTCTGTTGGATCGTCTCAGCGAGTAACATGATACTCTTAGTAAGCATTCTCATATCAGTTCTCAACTCAGAAATATCATCTTTCGTAATAGTTATCTGAACCTGATTATCTGTAGGCTTGATTTCTTTCTTTACCTCAGATCTCAAAGGAAGTCTGTAAATATCATTAAGATCAAATATCCTAAGTATTGCTTGATAGCATACCTGTAAAATAGTTCCGGGTCTTGCTATGTCATCAGTAAAATATAACTTATCTACTATATCCTTATTGCGTATGTTACCGTTTCTAGCAGGTCTGATATAGTTATGATAGGCATTATTGAATGTAGAATCACTAATACCATTAGCTTCTAACAAACCAGAAACAGATATCTCATCTGTGTCGATCTTGTGCGAAGCCATCTGAGCTTTGCAGTCTATCTGCAATCTTCCGATATCAACCGGAATATAACCTTTCTTAAGTTCTCCGTTAGTGTTTGAATAAGTCTGTGCCATGTGAGTATCCTCCTTTAAATAAAATATAATTAAATAGTTACAGAATCGATCATCTTGAGATTGTTATTGTATGTCTTTTTGGCATTCCCACTCCTTAGCTTTCTCATGATTATAAGTATTGCATGACTCATTTATAACATTCAGTATATTAGTGTAATTACGACCTTCACCATATATCTTACGTATTATGGTGTATAATATACCTTTTTCTAAGTCGTAAGTATCGTCTTCCTGACACTTAACAACCGTCTTGGTTCCATCCTTCCAGAAAACGATAGTTGCTGGATCACGACTAATAATTTTAGATATTTCAAACATATGATAATTTATTCTAGTTTTGTCATTTTTAGTTTTTAAAAAATTTTCTAAAGAACTTAAAGCGATTAGTTCTCTTTGATATCCCGATCTACAACCATAAATATAATTAAGAGCCCCTTTAAAACTTTCAAATTCTGCACCGTTATCATTAGTTTCTAAAGTTATCTTTGTATTTCTACCACGATAATAGCGAGAACTAAGCGGATCATTCTCAAAATCAGTTTCTATAGAGTAATTCCCTTCAAATCCGAGAACATGCATTGGTCTATTATCATCTTTAATTCCTAATATTATCTTACTCATTTTTCCTCCTTATTTTCTTGCTCTTGCCTTTTCTGATCACATTCTTCACAAAATAATATATTTGGCAATTTTCTGTAGCCTCTGTGAACTACTAACTTTATTGGCTTACCACACATCATACATTTTCCGGCATTCACAACTTTAATATTTAATTCCATAAAATTATTCCTAACTTTCTGCTGCCTTATATTTGTTAATAATCTGCAATACATCATCCTCCTTAACATACTGGTCCGTACTGTTTAAGAATGGATATGTTTTTGGTGATATTGACTTTATCTCTGCTATTATCTTATTAAGAATAGACTCTTGCTCTACTTCTTCCAACAAATTAGCAGTATCTCTACATAAGTTAGACACTATAATATGCCCTGTAAACGTTCTGTCATTCTCATGCTCTTTAGCACATTTTCTTAAAGTATTTATATATTTCTTATAATCTACCATTCTTCATCCTCTCTTTATGCGCTTACATTCTTTTCTATATCGTTTAGAATATGTCTTTAAAATTTGATACAAGGCAATTTCATTAACTTGTGTCTGACTTAAAGGATCTACAACAAACCAATCCTCCCCTAAAAGATAGTCAATTATAAATGCCCTAAATTCCGCATCTGATACACCTACACCAAATATATTGTTTTTATCTTCACGATTTTTATATCGTTCATCCATAAACTCTGTGAGTTTCATAATTCTACCTCCTGGCTTCTTCTCTTGTCATTCATCGTTCTCACTTTCTGACTTATCTGTAAGCAAAAAATAAACTATACCACCAAAAATCAAGATTGCACCTATAATTGTAACCGCTATTACTAGCCCTAGTAGCCCCATTCTTTATTCCTCACTTTCTGTCTCTGGTTCTTTTACCTTGCATGGTAATTCGGGTAAAGGCATCCATGCGGTTATCGGATGAGTGTATTCAAAATAAAGGGTATCATTACTACGCCATTTTCCATCCGTTCTCCAAGCAATAAACATATCTTCACCATCAGTGGCTAAAACATTACTTGAATCTTTCGGCAGTGATTCATCAACTGGTATCCAATCGTGAAAGGGCTCGACTACAGTTATGTCGTATTCTTCGTCATTACAGAATATCAATCCAAGCTCCATTTGTTCAAGGAAATTCTTGTAACGGTTTTTCATCTCTTCTTTTGGTAAATTTTTTTTAGCTTTTATTATTAGCATATCATTCCCTCACTTTCTTTAAACTCGATTAGGAACTCCTCTATCCATTTCGGAATATTCTTATACATGTGAAAAGTTGATATAGTAATACACCTACCAATATGATCCAACTTATACCAATTTATATATTCACCAGTTTCTCGATTAATAATATAATTCTCTCCATTATAATCTAAATAACAATCGTATTTAGTAGAATACCTATCATTCTCAAGAAAATCAAGAAACATCATTGAATCCCCAAATACTTTAGTTACAGTATTACAAAATATACCTCTAAGATCTTTACGACTTGTTTGATTAAATATCATTCCTGATCCTCCTTTGTTAGAAATTCGTCTATTATTACCATGTCTGCTTGTAACCCTTTACATAATGGCATACGTACTTCTTTAGTATTATTAGGGTTTAGTTTTTCTTGTAAAATGTGATACTGCTCGCAAAAACTCTCAATCTTTTCTTTTATAAGATCTACTTTAGCCATCTCATGATTACGTTTATTTATCCAAACATAACCAGATTTATCTTCTACTGGAGGAAACATATGATTGATAAAATCATCCAAATTTTTCATTTTTGAATCCTTAATAGTCTATATACTTAAGCTCATCTACCACTTTTTGTGCATAAAACCAGCTTGTCCACGGATTTTTAGCCCAGTACTTTTTGTACAACACTGTTTTATTCCATTCAGATATGTCTTTGATTACATCTGATTTTGACACGTCTTCGTAATCGGAATTCACTATCTCTAACCGATGACAAAGACTTTCATATTCAATATTGTTAATCTCGATGTTTTTATTAACTGCTACGTGCATACATATTATGACTACGATGCATCCGGCAAATAAAATACCATTAAGAACACTTATCATAGCTAGAATATCTTCATCCATTTTTCTACAGAAAACTACATAGCACTTTCCGATGAATGTCTTATCGAGTTCTTTCAATTCGTCATTTGTCATGCTATATCGTTGTTTTTTAACATAGATCTTAAATGAAACATCTGCTAATATGACCAACAAAATAGGTATAGCAAACAAACCTAAAAATATTAATGTTATGATCATTTTTCCTCCTTATCAAGTAACCAATCTATTATTTCTTTTCTCTTTTTAGCCTTTTCTTCAGATTCTCCAACTAGAGCCATACAATTCTTAACCTCGTCTACTACATGAAGTCCTTTAAGATGCTGAGCGTTGCTTTCGCTTTCAAAAACATTCGCGCCTATTATAAGAACAGATCTCGTCTCTCTATTTGTTATCTGAAAGAAATTAAACATTCTCCTAGCAAAAAATAACTTATGATTGGCATCTTCTCTAGCTTTAACATCTTCACATAAGTGTTGAACGCATGCTAAAGCTGCCTCTTTCGTTTGAGCTATAAATATCTTAGTTTCCACTAATTACCTCCTATCTTATACTATATTCACTTGCCGGTATTAGATCATAAGATATAACTATTCTAACTTGACCATTATCCATCATTTCCGGAACAAACCTCGGATCAAATAAATGTTCTGCGGTTATAAGCCTATCCTTACCATAAGTCATACAAGGCAAACCCCAACGATACATTATCTCATTCCAATCATAATACATCTCACCATTAAGTATCTCACTGTTCATATCGTTCTTTGCGTTCTTAAGATATCCTATATCAGACTTAAAATATACCTGTGCAACCTCATCATAGAACAGAGTATTACCATGTCCAGTATCTATTACTTCTCCTGCCATACCTCCATCAGAATATAATGCTGCTGGCACTTGTTTTTCTGCTACGGCTTTAATAGTATCATCATACAACTCTCGTTCTTTATTTTTACCTATCCTCTCTACAACTCTTTTCTGATATTCCTGAAGGGTTGTCTGACTAAGCAAATATGCAGAACTAAGCGCTTCTTTCTGATGTTCTGAACACACATGACTACCAACAATACATGCTATGGTCATACTTGCAGATATGCCTGTTGGAATATAACTCTTCCAAGTCATCTTAATCTCATCCGTAAGAGTCTTTGGACGATTTTTATTAACAATATAATCTGCTTTCCTACTATCCTGAATAGCATTATATGTTGTAACACCAACTCCAAATATAGAACAAACAGTCAATATTGTCGGACTATTGTTAGTTATAAACAGTCTAGCTGTTTTTAAAGCTCCTTTTATATTCATTTCTCTCTCCTACTTATAAGAAAATCAGATATAACTTTTTCCTCTATACCATACACCATTGATAATGTCTTAACTGAATCTTCTATTAGATTACCTGATGAGAATATAGCGTTAATCTTCTCATAAGTTTCTATTAAATATTTTCTATAGATATGACATCTTATAGTCAAAAATATAACAAATAAACATAAGACAATAATTAAACAAACCAAAAATATTACCAACTCTTACCTCCTTTCAAAAGCTCAGAGGACCCGTAAATATCACGAATCCTCCGCTTAGGACTATTCAGATATAACATCTACCTTTCGGCTTGTCTTCATTTTCTTAGCCGGAATCTTGTAAACACTATTATCATTAGCAGCCACAAAGATATTATCCTCATATTCTTTATCATTAGCTATTATCTTCAGAATTCCTCCTATTATCGAAAGTCCTCCTCCGAGTAGTGTTAATGATACATCAGGATGATTCTTAAACCACTCTTTTTTCGGTTTCCACCAATTCTTAATTTTCTCCATGAACATTACCTCCTTCTTAGTGTTCATCTGATTAATCCTACATTATAGGATCTGTATTTTTTACGATCTCAGTCAATACTGCTTATCTTATCAGCTATGCTGGAATATATCCTGGTAACCGACTCAAGTTCTTCATTGTGCTTCTCCAGAATATCATCAAGATCTGACTTGAACTTAGCCGCTGCTGTATCCTTAGCTTCCTTAATCACTTCCTGCCTTATTGACGAGATGTCAAGATTATTTATCTTGCGCTTAAGCTCTTTAGCAACATCGTCCTTCTGCCTCTGAAACTCATTGTTAACTGTATTCTTAATTTCCTTTGTTATCTCTGATCTTACTGCTGATACTGCAGAACTACAAGACTTCTCAACCTGATATCTCACCTCAGTTGTTACAGCTCTCTCGATTGATCTGTCTAACATGTCCTGAGGAACATCGATACTTGTCTTATGGACTAGATCCTTTACTGCTATATCCATCTTCTGACTAACATTCTTAAGATCCATTGTCACCTTGATCGCATATCCTATCGTTGCTGCAAATCCTGCTATTACTCCAATACCTATAAGTTCATTTCTTTCCATCTTATTTCTCCTTTATTCATACAAAAAAGTTCAGAGGACCCGTAAATATCACGAATCCTCACATAGCCTTAAGCTACACAATGATTTTCAAATCTCCATTCGTTCAACATGTCTGTCACCACTCTGCATAACCATAGAGCTTCTTTCTTAACCTCCTTAGAATATAATTTACATTTAAGTACTTCATTATACCAATCATAGTATAACTCCTCAACTCCAGTTAAGTGAAGCTGAAGAAGATACTCATCATCAGTCTGTGAATACTTAAATGCATTACCAACTAAAAATGCAATCTTTCGCTCTATCATTTTTGCTTTTAACATATGTAACATAATATTGTCCTCCTTTTTGAAACAAATATAATAGCTTCATTATAGGAGTTGTAAAAGTTACGATCTAGGAATAAACCAATCACTTATTTTAGACCATTCTTCTTCTGATATACCTCCTCTGTCATATTTCTCTTGTAAATTATAATAGCACTGAACCAAATATCTATCATTATGCCATCCATCAAATACCATATCGTACTTAAGCGGTATTTTACTTTCAAGATCCCATGGAAGCTCATACTTAAGAAATATCTGCCAAGCACGAATATCATCTTGTAACTTTTTAGTGGCTCGTTCACTAATCTTATAACCACGTTCGTAAGCTTCTTTATAAACCAGACTACAATAGCTTATAAAATGAGCCGGATCATAGTTAATTATAGGATTAACCAAAATATGATTAGGTGTATGATCCTTAGCTAATAACGCTGCTATGAGACAACATTCTCTCCATTGAGATATAAGTTGCTGCTGTGGCAAATATGGTATTAAATCTTTATGCCATAGTCTCATTCGTTTCCCTCCAATTTAGTGCCGCATTTCGGGCAATAATGAAAATCATCATAAAAATATGCATAAATAGAGTGACAATTATCGTTCGGACAATACCGACGTTTGCGAGGATCATGATTAAATTGAGAAGCAAAACGATTATGAAGCATATAAGCCATATCGGTTACATCACTTATAGCCCTGTCCAAATCCTTAATTTCTCTTTCACTTAATTGTCTTCTAAGTGATATTGGCTTGGAGCATACTGATAAATTTGTCATGATTCTATAAAAATTGTCTTCTGAAAATTCATCTATCTCTTTACTCATTCTCTCCTCATTACCAATTAATATAATCGGAATAAAATCCTTACCATCATATTTATAAGTTGTTATTCCATATCTCTTAGCTACTTCAAACTCTACACAACATCCTGCTGCTTTTTCCCAACCTGGAGCTAATATAACTATATCAGCATCTGCCATCTTCTGAATACTATCTCCGAGATACCATAGTCTACCAGCACCATATGGTACATTTGTCTTTGTATATGAGTCTATTAATTCATCAAACTTTCCATAATACAGCAGATCAAGCCAATCTATATAAATTCTTTCTCTCTCTTTTAAAATATCAATTTCGGATCTACCATTCATAGGCTGGCTTATAAATATCTTTGACATATTTATTTCTCCTTATTCTCTTCTAAAAACTTAGCTGCCATCTCAGTTATCTTATCATCACCGTTAACCATTAATTCCATCCAATAGTCAAGATCTTTATTAGGCATGTGTCTACATAGTGCTTCACCCAACTCGATTAAATAATCGCTCATCCTTATCCTCACTTTCCTGTGGCTCAACCATTCTTGCACCGCAATTAGGACAATAGTTTTCTTCAGTATCAACTACCCTACTGCACACGGAACACTTATAACTACTGTCGTTATAACGTATGTCATCCTCTGTATATTTTCCCCTTATCCAATGTGGTCTATCTTTTTTCATACTTTCTCACTTTCCTGTGGCTCAACCAATTCCCATTCATCACCCATTCTTATGACAATTCCTAACTTTGCTAACTTACGGCAAGCGAGTTCCACAAAAGCGTCTTGGTTATATTCCAACGTATCATCAAATATATACGTTGCTACCCATTCGGCAAATTGCCTCGTCTGTTGCTCTTGCTTTTGCAATTCCATTACATAATCAAACAGTTCATTCATTTCATGTTCACTTTCACAATCATTAAGATAGTCCGTATTCAACTGCATTATTTCTTCTCTTGTCATTCTTCTTTACTCTTTCTATTTTACTCTTTCTATTTATAAAATGTTTACAATAATGTCTATCCCGGTTTTGAATCGCCACCCAGATACTTTCGGGCAGTTTGACTACTAACTCTATTTCTGCCATATTTATTCCTCACTTTCTGCCTGTTCTTCATCTTCTATATCGTCCTCACAATCAGAAGTCATATTGTTAAAACATCCTCGTAATATATTATAAAATCCATCTGATAGAGCGTTGCTCTGTCTTAACTCATTAGCTGTACATTCTATCTCTGTTACTGTTGTTTTAATTTTCATTCACTCGCCCTCACTTTCTACCCATTCAAATTGTTTGCATCTGTTCCAATAGTTTCTCTGTTTATCGTAATGCTCGGATTTAAGATTCTTGCAATAAAAGTGTTTATCCTTTCCGTAATAACTCCATTCGCACTAAAATTTACAATGTGCACAATAGATGTTTGATTTTTTGTTTTATCTATTGGTCGTTTATTCATTCCTTATCCTCACTTTCCTGTAGCTCTGTGTACTTCTTTTCAATTCGTTCAAGATTATCCGCAAACTCATTTAAAGCTTGTGTAACTTCCCTTGATTCGGCAATAATATTTTTCAGATTCATTTCTGCTGTGATTTCATACGTTGCCATTATTCTCCCCCTCTGTACTTGTCGATAATCTGCAATACATCGTGTAATGTTATGGCTGGCTCATTTTCTCGTCCCACTGTTATGCAACATTTATGTTCAATCTCCTCCCTAACCGGCGACAGTGTTCCGTATAAAGTTTTTCTTGTCATGTCTATTCTTCCCCTTCCACCTTAACAATCACATTCTGTCCTGTTAATTCTTTATAAAGTTGTTCAGCCCTCTCGCCTGTAAACATCTTTAGAACAGAGATAGAAAATAGATTACTTTCTGCAACACACAATACTGGTGTATCTTCATTTGACTTGTCATAAGTTATTGTTAATGTTCTCGTCATTTGTTACTTCCTCGCTTTCTTTATATGGCTTTGGTAAAGGCATCCACGCGGTTACAGTTGCAAGTTCAACCCAATAGTCTGCACCAGATTCATAAGCCCATTCCCATCCGTTTTCTTTTGTGTATCTTGTCTCGGGATAAACACCATAACTTGTGGATGCTATCACGGTCTTGTTTTCTTCCGGTAGTCTTTCAGTTATTGGTATCCAGTTATTAGGAATCAATTCTCCATCTAAATACTTTTTTATTATTTTTCGTACATCTACATTATCTAAAAAGTGATCACAATTATCACAAGGACACTTCCCTAATTGTGTATATCTCGTACAACATGGAATACGTGCTCCCATATCTTGATATTCTGTATAAAAATAACAATTTTCTTTTAACATCTTTTAACATTTATCTCTCACTTTCTTTGTATGGCTCTGGCAAAGGCATCCATGCTTTAACTTTTCCATTAAACCAATATTCCTCCGCATTGTAAACTGTTAAAATAATTTTTAATTCATCATAATCACTATCCGTACTTGCTAACACAATATCATTAAACTCCGGCAATCTCACATTAACCGGTATCCAGCCGCCATTAGGTAATTCACTTTCTGCTGCCCATACAAACGGATTTTTAATACCATTTATCCAACATAATATTTTGAGAATTATTGTGTTCATTCTTTATCCTTCCAATGCTCACATACTGATGCATCACAACCTCTACGCTTAAATTTCTCGCAAAGATAATTACAATATCGTATATCGCTGTAATTAGAAGCTGTTTTAAATCTCTTAAGATACTTACAATGATGTTTTCTACAATTTTCTTGCATCTTTTGAGCTTCTTTATTTATTCTAATCTGCCTTTGTGCTTCTGTTTCTCTTGGTTTTTCATTTATAGATATCATATTAACATCCACAATTATAAGTAGCTACATAAGGATCATGAATATCTTTCTCACAACAGTTAATATATTCTCTAACGAGATAATCCTCAACAGCTTCCTTAGGCTCCTTTCCATGTTTTACACAATACTTATCGACATATTCTCTAACTTTCTCATTATTGTAATAAGCCTGAATATAATGATTATTCATTCTTTTACCTCCGCATCATATGGTATAACAAACTCTCCATTAAATAATCTATAACCTTTTAATTTGTCTGAAAATATAAGAGTTACTAATTCAAAATAAGTCTTATCAAATTTAATACAAGCTTCTGTCATTGTCATGAAATATTGAGAATTAAAAAATAAATCACTAAGTGTCATATCTGGATTTAGATTATTCTTAGGATCTAATACCATATCAAGAATATTTCTAATTGTTATGTTGTATTTTTTGATTTCTCCGTTTATCATTAATCCTCCTATCAGAACCCCTTAAATATCCTATAACATAAAATACTATAGATACCATTATAACTCCTGCTACAGAAGCAAAAATACCAAGTTCCATTTTATTCAACTTCCTCCCAACGTACAGGTTTATGACTATTTTCATTACTAGGTTCATTTAAACATTCATTGCAAGGATCTTCATATTCTGGTGTCTTATAATGCTTACATGTCTCACAATATACATGAAAAAATACTTCTTTTTGTTTATTTTCCATCGTCCGTATCCTCCGTCATACTATCGGCTATAATCGCCAAACTCTTAGAAATATCCATTAATACATTTATCTGTGCTATACTGAGGTTAATCTTGATCTGCTCTGGACTTCCTCCAAATGTCAGTTTACTCCATTGATCAAACATTTCTTTATTTTCTTCTATTCTTGACATTTTCCTTTTCCTCTTTTAAATCATACCTACAACTATAAGGATGATAATGTTTGAAATAATCTATCTTAGACTCATTTTTAAATTCTAGTTTACTATTAGATATTGTAGAAAATACTATATCTTGATCTCTTCTGCGTTCTTTATCTGTTCTTGGTCTATTCATCCTTTAGCCTCCAAAAATTGGACAAATACCTTTCCTTGACATCCATCCTCGTATATCTTGTCCATTAACAATTGGCAATTATCCATATCGCTACACCAAATATCAATGACATTATCATTAGTAATACCTTTTGTGTTACCGGTATCTTCGATCTCATATATTCCTATCACCTCACCAACCTTATTACCAGGAAGTCTTTGATAGATTATTGCTGTTTGACCAATATGTTTCTTATTAGCTGCAGCAACACCTTCTCTAACATAAGTACCAGAGTAAGTTATATCAGATAGACCTATATATGCTGTTGCATGCATCTTCTGAAGATAAGGTCTTTCTTCATACTCTATTATTTCTGCGTACGTAGACATCTTAGGAAATATAATCAGAACTAACAAAATAGCTAAGAATCTTTTCATCTGAATCCCTCCGCTATCTTTACCATATTGTCTATAGATGTCTGAAGTTTATCCATTCTTCTTCTAAGAGCGTCAAATGCAACATCTGGATATCTACAAGCTAATATGTCTAATATAATAGATGCTTCTTTCTCATCTACAGAATATGCCATATCTCTAAGTGAATCATAATGTAACTTATTTGGATCTGCATCCGCTTTAATAATAGAAGATTCTGTGATCTGCTTTAATTCTGAAATATCATACTCTCTGATGGGCTCCCCATTCTCATCGCGTTCATATTCTACTATTCTACTCATTTTTAACATCCTCCTTCTTGATAAAACCTAACTGCTCTCCAACTGCTACAGTTAATATTGCTGCTTCATGCTCGTCTTCAGTTATTACTTTGTTAATGTTCTTGAGATCTAAAATCTCTCCACCTTCAAATATAATTCTCATAAGTCAATACCATAGTCCCATAACGTCATTTGATGATAATACTGAGCTTTTTCATATCTCTGTTTTACACCTTTACGACGTTTATCGAACTTTCCTTTCTCTTTCATCTTTAAATATATTGCTACTACTTGTCTTGTTGGCATGTTTTTACAACGTATTATCCAGCTTGATGCATCAGGACCATATACTTGTGAAATATCATGCCTCATTTTTTCTATATCTGGATTAGAAGCCATAATCACCCTCCAAATCACAATTTCTTACATAAATATAATACTTAGGAATAAATTTACGAAACACGTATTCCAAAGCTTCGGCATCTTTTGGTCTACATGTGAAAAATACTACCCAGTGTGATCTTATGATACCATTAACAAAATATACATCATCCATTGGAGTCGATCTATCACACATTGGTATATGATCAAGATATTGCATAGCCGTCCATATACCTGGATATTCCTCACAACTAACTTCGTAATCAGATAATATAAATCTAGAACTATCAAGATCCATCTCTATTGGTGGAGGTCCATAATTAATAGATCGCATATCGCTCCTCCCTATATACTTTGGCTCTATTCTGATAACTATCAAGATCCATCAAATATAAACTATCTAAATTAAGAAGTTTTCTAAAAATATACTCTATTTGCAATCTTTCTTCTTTTGTAGAAACAAATCTTATTTGGCAGCATTCTATTCCCTCGTTATACTCTTCCAAAGGAAACAGATTAAATATTTTAAGAACGTCTAAGAATTTATAATATGCAAACCTATCTGATGTTTCAAAGTCATAAGTTCTTATTAAATAAGGATTATGTTTCAAATATAACATACATGTCATCACCTCTTTTCGTCAAAAGATCAGAGGACCCGTAAATATCACGAATCCTCCTCTTTGTTACTTGCCTATTAACTTTTTAAATACCAAGACATCAATGATAATGCCTATTACTAATATCAAAGCTATTGGCCATAGAACTGTTAATAATCCTCCTATTATAAGAACTATAAGTCCTATAGCACATATACCTATCAATATTAACATTAAAGTTATCATTTATCTGCCTCCTTTCACTTTGTTAATATATCGTCATTATAGGAGTTGTAAAAAATACGAAGAGGATCTGTTACAATCCTCTCCGTCCGTAGACATCTTAGAAGTTATCTTCTAAAAAGCGACTTACAGAACTGAATACCTCTGGTATCCATGATGTGTGTATCTGAGAATGCCATATATAATATGAACATCCCTACAGATGCTATGCCAGGTATCAGCTGATTAACATCAACGGTTCTTAACTTTCCTACCGCTTCTGAAAGCTGATTCTGTGCTTTGCACGCATTGAGATATTCTTCTGATCCCACAGGCAATCCCATAGATACATCAGATATTCTAGATATCTCGTTTTCCAGTTCTTTCTTAGTCGTTACTTTTCTCATTTTGTTACCTCCTTTTCTGTCATCTACATAATAGGCGTTGTAAGAATTACGAAACTCTAGAGGACCTGTATAAGCGTCCTCTTTAGTTTTTAGATCCTTTACCATAACATTTTATCTATATTAACTCCAATATAAAATGTTATACTTAATAAAGATAATGCGATTGCTAAACCTTTAAGCTCAGCATTCTTAACCTCATCTTTAACAATAATAAAATATTTCATAATAAGTCTCCTTTCAAAAAATATATAGTTAAGTCTCCTATTATAGTAACTGTAATTTTTACGAGGAAAAAAGTTAGGAGGAACTGTATAAGCTTCCTCCCAGATCTTTACCAATACTTATGCAAAACATATACTAAAGCTAGCGCCACTAATATCCCAAAATCTCCTAATAAAAGATAGAAAAATATCAGTGAACTACAGCCTATAGCCCATTTTGCTAAAGCTTTTTGTAATCCAGTCAAATCTATAATTCCTCCTTACTTCTTATCAACCCAATCTAACTCCTTTCCTCTAAATCCTTGAATGATACAAGATCCAATTAACTGCACATAGACAATAACACAACCGATTAAAAATCCGAATAATCTCGGATGATCATAATATAAATCTTCCGAATCAGTCCATACATCATCTGCCCAATCTGTTACCACCTTTTTAAGTTCCTTGAATTTTCTCTTAATCATTTCAGTCTCCTTTCTTAAAGAAATATAATAGGTTTCATTATAGGAGTTGTAAAAAATACGAAACTCTAGAGGACCTGTATAAGCATCCTCTATGTTTGGGAAGTATACACTACTACTTAATTGTTACTTTTGAACTCTTTCCTGTCTGTTGTCTATGCTTTCTTTTTCTCATATCTGCCTTAATAAATTTTATTGTATTCTGTATCCATAATGTTACAGGGTACTTAAATATAACAATAACTATAGCCATCATGGTGAATAATAAATTTCCACCTTCTAACGAATAGTTTTTGATACTATTAAGTCCATCGTATATTATGATTCCGAAATACAATAAAGATAATAAAAGTAAATATAATACCATTATTGCATATACTACATTCATAAATTTTTTCATATCATTACCTCCTTAATATAAGTGTACGTCTCCTTATAATAGGCGTTGTAAATTTTACGAAAAAAAAGAACAACAGCTGTAAAAGCTGCTGCCCTTTATGATCTGAAGAAATATCACTCCTCCTGATTCTTCTTAATCTCTCTAATAAGTTTTTCAAGATCCTCCAATCTTTCATTGATCTGATCGAACTGCTTTGCTTGAAGTTCTGCATAGTCATAAGCTTGATTCATAAGATTCATGGAATCTCTGAGCATTAAAGCTGTATCGTCATCAAGATCTGATGCATCTCCCATGCACATTCCCATCATCTTACTCATAAGCTTCTTACATGCCTTCATCATTTCAACGCATTTGTCAGAAATCTTAATTGTGTTCTTTGCAAATCCTATCATAAGTTACCTCCTTTGAATCTTGGCACTATTGCCTATTTCTTCATTATAGGAGTTGTAAAAAATACGAAAAAAAAAAGAAAAGGCCTTGTATTAATTGGCCTTTCTTATTCTAGAATTTACATCTTTAATTTCATAATAATCCATTATGAATATTAATGTTGTAAAAGCTATAGCTAATACTAATGTCATATCGTTACCTCCTATAATATATGAAATTTTAATATATTTCCTATTATAGGAATTGTAAAAATTACGAAAAAAAAGAAAGGAGAGTTGTTAGCCCTCCTCTAAATATTCAAGATACTCCTGTTCAGTAGCAAATAGAATATATCTATCTTCTACCCAACCGAAATATCCTGAATTAGTTAGATATCCTTTCATTTATTCTCCTTTCTTATTTTTGTAACTTCATTCTGTAGATATTGAGTTGCTATGATGCTTTCACAAATAGGTTTTAAGATTTTATAAAGTTCTAATAAATGTTCCTCTTCGCCTTCTGTTAAGTCTGTATAACCAGAAGATCTAATACGATGAAGAAGCAAATCTTCCTTTAATAAATCCATAATCTCCATTGTTGTCATCGCAACTTCTCTTTCAAAATTCATCATAAAAGTCACCTCCTTCTATTATAAAGGTTGTAAATTTTACGAAAAAATATATGACTTGTAGTCTTGTCAGGTTCATTTCCCTGCTGGGAGTCGCCCAGTCTTATTTCTTATGTGACAGCATCTCAGCTAGTGGGGCTCTCACCCACGACTCACTTCTGCTCTAGTCATATATTTGTTTTCCTATTATAAAGGTTGTAAATTTTACGAAAAAAGAAAGAGGAGCTGTAAAAACTCCTCTTAAGTTTTTATTTATCCTCTTCTTTTAGAACATGCTCCCTCTGTCTATTAATCTCCCAATGAATCCACTTAATGCATGATAGAAGATCTCGTTCAGCATAGTCAGTCGCAGATACAGACATATTATACTCATCTGTCGAGTTTAACTCGGCTATAAGTTTATAACCTTTCTTCTGCAACTTAGTTACTCTCTTCTCGATCCTTTCTAAGTTTTTAAGTTTCTCTTCCATCGTGTTCTCCTTTCTTTAGAAACCTATTGTTCTATTATAAAGGTTGTAAATTTTACGAAAAAAGAAAGAGCCCTTGTTAGGACTCTAACTTTTTAAAACTTTAATTTAATTCATTCCATAAAATTTCACAATCTCCTGTTGTCCATTCTTCAACTTCGTATGCTGTTCCATAAGGACTCATCTTCATAAATGTTAATATATAATCCACTTCTTCATCGTTATAATATCCTCTAAACACTACGTAAGGATTATTATTATCCTCATCGTATGCTCGAATCAATCTATCGATGCCTCTTTCAAGATCATTTATCAACATCTCTAAATCCTCATCCTCTTTCTTAATAATGATACTAATGTCTCTTAATTTCAACATAATCGTTACCTCCTATAAAATATTAAATTTTAAGTCTCCTATTATAGGAGTTGTAAAAAATACGAAGCAAAAACAAAGAAGCCTTGTAAATATTACTACAAGACCTCCTTGTCATAAACTAACTTAAGAATCTAGATAAAATATCCAGATTATGTCTTTTACTACCAAAGACAATAAATAACACTTCAGATATTTTATTATTTTGATAAGTTATGCATGTAGTGTATTTAGCTCGCATCTCATCAAGAGCTATTTTCACATGTAATGCCTGTGACCTATCATTAGTTTTTATTTTGCTCACGTTACTTGTTGTTCCTTTAATAGATATGTCTAACATAATCGTCTCCTTCCTAGACAAATATAATAGTTTCATTATAAGAGTTGTAAGGATTACGATCTTTTCTTCGTCCGTAAGCGTTTTAATATATCGTCAACATTTAGTTTAGAAGTGTTTTTCTTAATCTGTTTTCTTTCAAGATACTTAGTATACTCAGGATTGATCTGAGTCTTATAAACTACTTTTTCTTCTTTATCTTTGGTTGTGGTTTTCTTTTCAGCAGTTTCTTTTTTAGCCGAAGAAGAAGCCTTACTTCCACTTGAAGAACTACCAGAAGATTTAGATTTACTAGATAAGCTACTACTACGTCCATTAGTCAGTTTAACTCTTGCTAGTCTTTTCTGATATTCATCATCGCTCCATCCAGCTAAAGTAGCATAAGCTGATGATCCTGTAGCTTTTGCCATGGCAGCATTATGTTTATGCCACTTCATACCTTTAACACCATAGTGACAAATATAATCATTATAGAAATCTGGTGTTGGCGTATAATCATTCATTTGAATATTCCTTTCTTTCCCTTTCGGGAGGGGTAAACAAGACTTCTCCAACATGCTTACCCCTGAAACATATGAATAAAGGAGAAATAAGATGTAAGCAAAATAAGAAAAATATAATTTAAACCTTGGTTATTGTCACCTGTCTTCCAAATAAGCTCGGATTGGACGTACGTATATCCAAGAAAGCAACAAACTCACTATCTGGATCGTACGTACCAGTTCTGACAACACCTTGTGGATCGTGAAATGTAGTCCCTTTTAATACTGAAGCTGCATTAACAGTATCTCCAGATAAATCAATTTTTACTGAATTTCCAAGTATTACTTTATTAACTGCCATAATTCTCGATTCCTCGAAATTTTAACGCCATGCGTCTTTATTTTACCCTATAGTAAGTGTTGTTCCTCCTCCAGGAGTATCAGTCTCAGTATATGGTATAGCTGCTACATTAACCTGAGCCAAATAATCATAACCTGCATCAGGTAATATCTGCTGTGCTGACATCGTTGGTGTTACAGACTTGGTCTGCGCAGATATAGCTTCACCTGAATATGTTCCTGTTACACCTAATATCTCAACACCTGCCTTAATGTTACTATCTACAATCTTAGCCTGCTCTGTACTATCAATACTTACCGAGCCAGAGCCATCATGATAACCCTGAGGTATTGTGTAAGTTCCAGCTTTTGTAGCTATTGTTCCGGTAACTGCTCCTCTATTTGGCATATTACCTGTTATAAGCGTCCCTCTAGCGTGAGCAGTCTTTCCGGTTAATATCTCGGATGCCTGTACTGTATCTTCTGATGTATCAGAGTCAAACGTACAACTTCCTTCACCTATCTCGCCCTCATGATCATGGAAAGTATATCCGGCTAATACCTTAGAAGCTTCAATTGTATCATTTGATAAATCTATCTTGGTCTCTCCACCAAGTATTACTTTATTAACAGCCATGATTTATTCCTCTCCTATAATAAGTGTTATTCCACCCGTTGGTCCAGAGACTTCGTACGTAGGCGTCTTTAACACTGTTAAATTATCAGTCATTCGTTTGTTGAGAGTGTCGAGAACATGGTCTTCTTTAACCGATGGAACAACCTGGTAAGGCCCATCATAAGGCCTTAAACCAGATCCACCAGAAGAAATATCTCCTGATAATGTTCCTTCAATCTCGACTATCCCACTTAAACCTCCAGAATTAATCTCGACTGTACCGCTTAATTCCGGAGATATAATAAGTAGTTCTCCAGTCATAACTTAATCGACCTCCTCTGTTAATACGAGAGAAGCTTTCGTTATGAATGTATCAATATCCCCATTCACTCTAGTTATCTGCATATCCCACACATAAGACCCGAAAGGTAAATTCTTAGTATCTTCGGAAGATATAATAAGTTCCATAGTCTCAATAGGTACGTCGATAACTAATAGAGGTTCTGCATCGGAATAGTCTTTCTTCATTGCGAAGCGTATAGTCTCTCCCTCTACAGGATAATATGGATTACCTTCTGAATCATGCATTACTATATTAGCATGGAAGGTATCACCTCTCGTAAGATTTATTGTGGTCTTTTTTACAGAATAACTCATATTCGGTTTCTCCTTACAGAATCACCCGCCATGTTACGCATTGTTAAGAGGCTCGGCGGGTTTATCAAATCTTATTAATTTTACTCCTCAGTAGGAAGGTATTCAGGATCGTCAATAAGATATTCAAGCTCAAGATCTATAAGGATCTCTGCTACCTGCTTCTTAAGAAGCTTAGGAACTGATGAGAATGTCCTTCTACCCTTGATTATAAGTGATACATATACCATTGCCATAGTTATTTCCTCCTTAATGTAGAAATATAATGTTATACCGCAAGCTGCGGCAGTTGCTAATGCTGTTATTATTACTTTAGTCATTTGTTACTTCCTCTTCGTTAATAGGTTTCTTAACTACCGTACCATCTTCGTTGATCATGTAGCCATCAGATATAATTATTGCTTCTACCTGATCTCTTAAGTTAGCAGGTACTGAGAAGAAGTTACGTACTCCCTTTTCACAAAGGTTAGCATATACTCTTGCCATGATTTACCTCCTTTATTTTTCCGGAGGAACTATTATCTCATAAACCTCAGCCAGAGCTTCCTCCAGCTGAGTTATGGATGTAGTAGTTTCCTCGTATGTCTCTGCAAGTCCTTCCTGGGTTTCAACAATATCCTTGCCATTCGTCTGAATATCAGAGGTATTACTGTCGACCTGAGGAACTTTGTTATAAGCAGTGTCTGACTTACTGGTAACAGGCACTGTGTTTTTAGACATCTGAAGAACAGCTCTTTCGAGATTCTTCAGACGCTTCTCTAAGTCTGTTATAGATGTCATGTATTACCTCCTTATTCATACCAAAGTGCATGCAATGTCATCGTCCAAGCCGTACCATTTTGTGAGCCATTAGTCACCTTTACATTTGGTGTATCTGCCGTTGCATTTGTATGTGATAAGTATGCAGGGCTGTTACTACTTGCAAATGTCGAACTACTTGAATATCCAACAAATACGCCTGTTGATTGATTGCTATTTGATGGTGAAGTCGCTATACAATGTGTTGTATTTGCGGTAACTTCATTTAAAGGTACAAACCAACAATCGCGAACCGTACCACTTAATGTTACTGTCGCATTATTAGTGTTCCACGTTGGCTCTACTTTAGTCCAAGTACCACCATAAGTTGAAGTCGCTACATTTACTTTATTACCATACCAATACAAAACCTTATCTGGCATGAGATATGCTTCTGAAAGGTCTTCTGAGAAGTGGATAACCTTAGAGTAATCCTCGGAAAGATTGTTAGGATTCTTAGCTACTGTGGAATATAATGTCTTCCAGCCTTCCTCTGGTAAGTTTGACTTATCTACATAGGCTTTACCGTTAGAGTCAGTAGTAGCTAATATAACTGGTGAACCATTTTCCATATAGTAAATGGTATCGTTAGCTGCTGAGTGGAAGACTACGCCTTCTTTCTTATTGTAGAATTGGATTTCGTTTATAAAAGCTGTATTTACATAACCATCTAATACCTGTACTCTATAATATAAATAACTATTTGTGTTATTGAGAACTGTACTAACACCCGAATAGTTATTTGTTATTGGACCGGTAAGATCAATCCAATTGTTTCCATCATTTGATGCTTGTATCTTATAAGAAGTTATCTGATAAGATGGGACATTAGCATATACATACGATTTCAAGACACATATTGGATTTTCAAATTTATATGTTATAGAAAAATCATTCCCGTGATAGTCCAATGAGCGTACACTTGTTGATGCATCACCATTACCATCAAAAGCTTTCCAAGGTTCATTATTATAAACAAAAACACCACTACATTCACCACTCGGAGTAGTATTGGAAGTCATTGTCGGTACGAGGGCCTGGTATTCTGTCTGGTCTGCTCTACCGTAGAATTGTACAAAGCATACAGCGGTTGCTGACTGATTTACAGGGTCATGTATGCTAACAGCTAAAACTCTATAATACTGATAATAATTATCATTTTCTACTGGAATAGACACAGGAGTATAGACAGTTGCACTATTTAAAGTTCCACTTGCTATATCTGTCCATGTAGAATTATCATTAGAACCCTGTATTTTATATTCTTTAATACCTTGTCCTCTACCACCATCACCATCATACCTATTAGCTATAGCAACCTTATTAACTTTAACTGGTTCTGTGAATTTATAACCAATATAATTATTAGTTGTACCATTTCCGGCCCAAAATGATGAATCACTATTATCAAAAGCATACCAAGCAGGATATGATGAAAGCTCGTTTGAAGCAAAACATTCACCACTCGGCGTAGTATTGGAGGTCATTGTCGGTACTTTAACATTCAGTACACTCTCAAAGTACTCTGATCCTGCTATAGCTTCGCACCATGTGCTGTCTGATAATAAGGCATTGGCACAATAGTCGTACTTACCAATAAGGGACATTGCTTTAGCATCTGAAGGAACTGTTAATGCCCAACCAGTACTTCTAGCCATGTAATCACAGGCATTTGCGTCAGATATAAGAGCTATAAAGGTATCAGTATCTGCTAATACCTCAGTCATTGTTGTATAGGCTTTATCTGTTATACCAGCACAAGCTAACCATATAGAAATATCATTTACAGGGGTAGCTGTTTTACCATCGGGCTTACCTAATGATACCTCGTATAGAGTTTCCTCTGTTATATCAACCTGTGCACTATAAGTATGTCCGCCAGAATCTGTAGCAGAAATAACATATGTTCCGGTTTCATGAGCCTTATATGATGCTCTACCAGTAGAATCAAAGTTAGTTGTTCCCACTGTGATTCCTCCTTTGGAAATAGTAATAGCGCGTCCGTACAAGTTCGGTAGACCTGTAGCAATATATACTGTAGCAGTCCAAGCATTAAGCACAACATTATAAGTGGTTTCATCAGTAACCTGAACAGAGCTTGAGAAATCCATACCTTCATAATTAACATTAAACGTGTATGAGCCTGGAGCCATAGCAATATAACTAGCACTACCCTCACTATCGAATGATATAGTAGTAAGAGTCGTACCATCCTTAGCTACGCTTATCTCTTTATTGTAAAACTCGCTAGAAGTAGTTGAGATATTAACTGTTGCTGCCCAGAAAGCAATATTAACACTATATCTTCCGAAATATGGAATATCAAGTGTTGACTCTGCAGTCTGTGTACCGTCAGTTGATGATACAGTAACTGTACCAACATAAGGTATAGACTCAAACACCGCTACACCTGAATTGTTAAATGTTGCAGTTCTGCTTTCTGATCCCTGAGATATAGTAACTGTCCTACCATATAATGATGTGTTAATAGTAGATACCGTTACAACCGAACCCTTCTCTGCCGACAGAGCAAGAGCATCTATTTCAGCCTGTAAATGACCAGCTGCATCCTCATCGAGCTGATCCTTCATATGCTGGAACCAGGCATCAAATTCTGCGAGATCCTCATCTCCCTCAGCCTTCATCTGGTTAAACCAAGTCTGATACTGAGTCATCTTAGTTGTCATCCAAGCGGTATACTGAGCCTGCATATCTGCTGACCATGTCTCATACTCGTGCTCGTTCGTAGCCACCCAATTAGAGAAATGATCTCTGAACTCAGCTTCCCACTGCAGAATAAGATTCTCAATACTAACCTGCTGAAGTAAACCTGTCACAAAAGGTGTTTCATCAGTACCAATTACATTAGTTATGTCAGCCTGGAATATAGTAGACTGTCCAGCTCTTATGTTAACATATGCTAAAGCATACTGATTAACTTCTGCATTATGTGTTAATGTAGGTCTTACAGGATTGCTGCTAGGTGTACCTTTGATAAACTTAATACTATTAGCTCTAACAGTTTCGTTGTTATTAACTTCCAAAACTACAGCATCAATTCTGTCAAGTACTACTTCAGCTTCCTCTGCCTCAATCGGATAGTCAGTATCATTAAGTGTCCAACTATGATTAAACCATGCTCTACCTGATCCTACATTAACATACAGGCCATCTCCCGGTGCTTTTACAGTTAAGCTTTCGCCTATGGTAGAAAATATACCATCTCTTATTATTCCATCAAATATGGAACTCATCTGAATGGCATCATATAATCTATCATGATTTAAAGCATTATAAAATCCATATGTTACAGCCATTGTTAATTCTCCTCAATACTATCATCTATGTCCTGTATAGCTTCGAATGTCGGATATTGCTTTCGTCCATTAGCATCCTCATTATGTATGAATTCTACAACTCTTGCTGCTCCTTCAATACCATACTCATTTGCTATCTGGATAATATCACCCATAAAGAAGTCTTCGTTGTAAACGAACATTCGTACAGCATCAACTTCTCCTTCAAAGTTAACAGTTCTTGAGTTTTCTATAAGGCCTTCTAGACCTCTCTGTTTAAGTGCTTCATTATAGTCACTAACTTTCTCACTCTGAATGTCTCTAGCGTCTGTAAACAGCTCTCGCCTCGTCAAACCGGTTCCTGAACCAACTATTAAAGTCTTCCTAGCTGATCCTTCATCTTCTCCAGCAACTAATGTAACGTTTTTCATCACTTCTGTGCTATCTACATAATTGCTGTTAATGATGTTTTCGTAATTCGGACTAAATACCACATAAGGATTATACTCCTGATCATAACTTCTATCAGTTCCCATATAAAGTTTAAATACAAACTGATTCTGATTATTAAGAGTTATCTTATACCCTATATTATTAGTGACACAAGCCGAATTAACTATATCATATAAATTATCACCAGTGTACTGAGCTTCCAGAGTAAGTCCTGTAATTCTCTCATCTGTACTGTCTTCAAATATAAAGTTACTTATCTTTCTGTCTTCAATTGATGGATTAATTATAGCTGCTGTTATTAAGCTTTTCAATGCATCTTGAAGATTTCCGGATACAGATGTTTGATCCCAAATAATGCGTCTGTCAAGAATAGACTCAAGAGATCTACCAGTTATCCTTAGATGATTACCAGTTTCTGCATCTGAGTCAATTTCAAGACCTTCGATTATCATCATATGTTCTGATTGTAGAGTCATTAGATAGTAATCTTGTTTTACTTTTTGGAGCATACGTACATCAAAGTTTGTATAAATCTCGAAGTCACCGAATGAATTGTATCTATCAGTCCAGATTATTGATTCGTACGTATCTATGACATCTACTGTCTCGAAATTCTCATTAAGTATGAAAATATCCATAATTTTTACTACCCATTTTGAAAGGTCTTATACGCCTTCAAATGCTACTTGGTTAAGAATTCTGAACTGAAGATTTGCTGCTCCATATGTCGCCACATAAGTGAAGATATTATCTCCCTTAGTGATCTGGAACCAGTCCGCATTCTTATCCATGATATTCAGAATGTTGTATTCTCTACCACTTCTTAATAATGTAATGTATTTATTACCTTTGATGGTTGATATTGTAATCTCATCACCTGCTACTATACCAGAACCAGTAAGAGTTGCTAACTTATCAGTATCAAGTATCATCTTTTCTCTTGTTCCAGTGTTGTATATTGTTATGTGTTCTGCTGTACCGATTGCGTGTATCTTTATGACAACACCAGTATCTGTATCACCATCATACCAGATTGATCTCTCTTTAAGATTCTCAATTGAGCCCATCTCAATATCCGGAAGGTAATATTTGTTAGAACCTAAATGTTTCCAAACCTGAGCTAATGGAAACCATACATACTCATCAAACCAACCATACTGTCCAGCTATAGGTACAAAGTAAGTTATAGATGAATCACCAGTCTCTGGTAATGTCTGTACTATAAGCTGTTTTTCTTTAGCTATGCCAGGTATTATTGTTACTTCCTGACCAACAGTGTTGTTTTCAAACTGGAACTCGAACTTAAAGTCAATACCATTGAAGACTGTTATATGAGTTCCTCCTTCTCCTGCTGAGTAAAACAGAGGATCTGGACAAATTATTGATATCTGAGTTGTTTCTTCCTTACTGAAAATATCAGGTTCATTAGATTCTGTATAACCATAGATCTCCAGCTCTCTATTATCTGTAAATATAGTGAACTGAAGCGGTTTCTTTTTAGGAAAATACTTATATGTCTTTTGTCTTGCGTCTTCTATAGTGTCTGTTATTCCGGGTACTTGCATAAAACCGAGAGTCATCACAATATTACGCTGCTCTGATCTTGCAGAGTTAAATATTGATCCATCATCGGTAGCAATATCTGTAGTATTAATATTTGCTCTACCCGGTCCCAATCCCTCTATAGATTTGACGTAGAGCCCCGTTTTTTCAGGGGCCCTAAGTTCAAACTCTATTGATTCGCCAAGGTAGTTTGTTATTATCACTGATTTAATCATGATAATGCTCCTTTAGCTTGTGCAAATAAATTACGTGTATCACGATAGATTTCTATACGTGATAATGCTTTAGGCGAGTTATTAACCTGGTTAAATATGATATTTCCATTACCAGATAACTGCCCATTTTGAAGGTTGTTAAATGAAGCTCTTGCTCCGACTGCCTGATTTGCAGAGATTGTGTTATTAAGCGTACGTACACCTGCTTGCACCTTAGAAAGATCTAACACTGGCGTTATAACAGGATCTTCTATCTCATTAGCCAACGTTGAAGCAATATTTGCTACTGTCAGTTTCATCGATTCTACAGCCATATCACCAACTGTGAATAATGAATTGTCGAGATATGAATATCCTTTCTCTACACCTACTGCTAAACCTTCTGTTATGCCAGAACCTATCGGTATCATTCGCTTAGAAGGTGAGTTTACATCTAAAGCTTTTCTAAGAGTTGACTCTACCTTATCAGCTATCTCGCTTAATGTAGAATATATACCATCTTTACGAGAGTCAATACCGCTCTGAATACCTTCGACTATACCTGCACCTATCGGACTGTATTTATCTGAAGACATCTTAGATCTAGCTGTTGATAACATTTCATTAGCCATCATGATAATCATGTTAACTGGCAGATGACTTAAATTATCAATACCCTGTGCAAGACCTTCGTCTATCCACTCGCCCTTCTGCATATATAACCTAGAAGGTGAATGCGAATCATTGAAAGTATCTACTTCATTTGCTGTCTCTTCAGCCATAACATGTGCTGCATTAACAGCTGCCTGTTGTTCTGCGGTTATACCATTTGCATAACCAAGTGCTACATTAGTGCCGATACTATTAAATGATCCACTAACCATTGATGCTACTTGACCAGGTAATACTAATGACTGAGCCCATAACACGTTAGCCTGCTGTAATTCTTCGGCTGTCATGTTCGCAAAAGCGCCTACATACTCGGCACCCTGAGGTCCCATTTCTGCAAGCTTCTGATACAAACCTTTGTCTATTCCCATCGTCGCAAGTTGCTGCATCTGAGTTGCCCAATTAGTCATTCCCTCTATCTGAGAACGCATGTTATTAAGCAACTCTTCTTTTGACATTGCAGATTTTGCTTCAAACTTTGAGAATATATTCATCTGAGATTCGAGAGTACTTTGCAACGTGGACTGTAAGTCCTTAACTCCTGATCCAGCTCCTTTTGATGATGTTCCGACACCATTTAAGGATTTAGATAAATCATCAAATGCTGACTTACTTCCAGTTGCTGCATTTGTAACATCTTTTATTTTTTGCTCTAATTTACCCTGTTCGTTTCTCAGTTCGGTTTGAGTTATTATGAGGTTATTTTTTGTTGTTCCTGAAGCTGTCTTCAGATTAGTATTTATTCTCTCTAATCTAGTATTAACAGTATTTAAATCGTGATTTAAATCTGTTAAGAACATAGACTGAGTTGTAGAATATCCTACTGATGCTAAAGTATTAGCGGCTCCCTGTAATACACCAAACATATTTAGTATATTATTTATTTCGCCGCTTAATGGTCCTTCTCCAGATTGCAATCCACTAATTAAACCAGATATAGCATCTGATCCAAACCCTTTAGTAATGTTGGAAATATCGAATCCTGAGAATTCTTTAGCAAATCTTCCAGAAGCAATTTTAGCATTTTGACTTAAAACGTCGCCTAATGGTTTCTCTTCATCTCTAACTGCTTTTATAGTATCATTAAAAAATGCTTTTATTATTTCCGGAGGTGAATGCCAACCTACTGGTATTCTAAAACCATTAACCCAAGCCATAGAAACATCATAACCCGCTTTATTTGCAACACTTTCTACAGATTTAGATCCTCCAAATAAAGCAGATATTAAATCTGGTATAAATCCTCTAGCTATATTTATAGCCGCCATTCTTAAAGCGGTTAAACCATCTATTACGGTTTGAGTTATTACATGCATGCCAGATGATATACCATGGCCTATTTCTTCAAAGAATTCTCTTACTGAAGATATAACTTTTCTAAGCTCTCCTGGTGTTAGCATAGCTAACTTAGATATACCCTCAGCAAATAATAATACTCCAGCACCAGCTGCTATACAACCAAGTCCTAAAGCTATTATAGCACCACATAATATAACTAACCCAGCACATAATGCTATAGATTTTTCTGCTGCTCCAAAGAACATATTTAGAGCTTGTGCTATATAATCTAAGCCGGTTGCAATATTATTGTATGATACATTATCCATCTGAGCTAGAACTTCCATAAGTTTAGATATAGCAAACACTATACCTATTATTCCAGCTACTCCAGCTACCATACCTACAGCCCCAACTGATAAAGAAGCTAAAGCTGTCATCATCCTAACGAGTGCCCATAGAGTATCAGTTATCATATCAACCTTACTCATGCTAGAAGCATTTATTTTTAAATCTGCTATCTTATCAACTATTATAGCTAATAAAGTAAAGACACCTATTAGAATAGTTAATGGTATTATCGATAATAATGAAGCGACTCCCAATAAAGAAACTAACCCAAGAACCGTCATTATACCAACTAATCCTAGTAATAATAGTTCTATTGAACCACCGATCTTTAAAGCTTTCATCGGATCGGTACCCATCTTAACCATTATACCGATTATAACACCTAAAACACCAAATATAAGTGATAAACCTAATAACATAGGCAATGCTAATAATGATTTAAGTCCGAGTAAAGATATCATCGAACATACACCCATTATAGCTACTAATCCAAGCATTAATAATTCAATAGCTCCGCCTATTAAAAGAGCTTTCATCGGATCGGTACCCATCTTAACCATTATACCGATTATAACACCTAAAACACCAAATATAATAGTTAATCCGAGTAACATAGGCAATGCTAATAATGCTTTTGCTCCTTCTAAAGATATCATTGAGCAAATTTTCATTATGGCTGTTAAACCGATTAATAGTAATTCTATAGCACCACCTACTAAAAGTGCCTGCATCGGATCGGTTCCTAGTTTAAGCATTCCTGCAACAACTAGACTTAAAACTCCAAATATAACTGATAATCCGCCTAACATAGCTAAAATTGTACCAACATCTGCTATGCTATTGCCCTTTGATAACTTTAATAAAGCCAAAGATATAGCTGATAATGCTCCAACTATTAATATCAAAGAGCCAGCTGAAGCTAAAACACTTCCAGGATTAGCATCTTTAAGTAAAAATAATGATAAAGCAGAAACTACTAAAGCTCCGACTAAAACACCTAAAACCTTAAGAGATTCCATAATAGTTTTCTGAGAAGTTTTAGTTACACTAAACTTAGTACTCTTAGCAAAATGATCTATAGCTCCCATCATAGCAATAAGCGAAGCCATTACACCTATCATTGCTAAAGATAAAGCTGCTATTTTACCAACATAACCATTATCTGGAAGTACTCTTACTAATCCAGCTATTGCACCTCCTATTATTATAACTCCAGCTATTAAAGCTAATATAGTCTTAGGCGTGGATTTATATTTTATCTTAGCTATAGACTCCATCAACCTCGATAAAGCCCACATTAAAGTGGTTATAGCTATAACGCCAACAGCTAAATTAACGTAATCTTCTGGATCTTTCAATATTATCATTAGCCAAGCTAAAGTTCCAACCATGGATGCAAATAATAATGTAATACCTGCAAAAGTTCCAAATCCAGCTTTTGAAGCTTTGCTGAAAGAACTAGCTATTGCTATAATACTTGAAAATATACCTATAACTATTAGAGCACCTTTTAAAGCATTATAAGCTCTATTAAATTGATCTTCAGTTAAATCACCAGCTATAGCCATAAAAGCAGTCATTGATAATATAACTAAAGATAATGACGAAAACATTCGTCGAACTTGCTGCATATACTTAGGGTTAGCATGTTCACCAATTCCTAAACGAGCTAATAAACCGACTGCTACTATTAATCCGCCAATTATCAAAGCTAATCTAGTCATATACTCCATAAGCTGAGGATTTTTTGCTATATTTTCAGCTATGAAATTACAAACAACTAACAAAGCACCTATTGACAAAGCTATAATAGCAAGTCCTTTACCGGCTCTCTTAGCATATTTACCTTCTTTAGATAATATTCTAAAGCTTCCATTTATTCTTCTAAATATAATAACTATTCCAGCTATTGCTATTGCTGCTATGGCTAAAGTTGGTAAAATATCAGCAACTGTACCCCAGAAATCAGCTTTAAAAGCTTCTTTTATACCTTTAAATATATCGTTAATATTTTTCTTTATCTGGTTTAGCTTTTCCTTAATAACATTTGCTATAGAGCCTATATTATCAGAACTCTCATTTATTTCGCCTATAACTTTTTCTGTTTTCTTTGTTAAAACTTTATAAGCTATTAGGAATGCTATGGCTCCTGTTAACATTCCAGTTCCTATACCAGATATAACTCTAGCTAAAATTGCTAATCCTGCAAATATAGCCAATAGTTCGGGCCAAGAACTCTTAAGTTTAGATAAGTCTACACCATCAAGTTTCTTTAAAGCATTTGCCGCTGCCCATAAAGCTATAGCGTAGCCAACGAATGATAATAACGTTTTAATTCCGCCACCAACAAGATTAAATTTTGTTAATGCAACATTAATAGCTTCTAGAACTATTATGCATGCTAATACTACACCTAATCGCTTCCAAGCTCCTTTGGTATCTAAATCGTTAAGATGCGCCAAAGCTGAAGCTATAAAGAATACGCCAACTGACATTAAAGCCATATCTTTAGAGAACTGTGCAAACATTCCCTTTCCATTATCTTTCAATACAGCTTTTCCGACAATACTATATATAGTACCTACAAGTAACAAACCGCCTATAAATGCTCCTAATACTATTGCTATATGATCAAGATCTTTTACATTACTAAGAACATATATAGCTGCAGCTACTGCTAATATAGCATTTGCTAAAGTGCCAATGGTTGTTATAAATTTAGAAATTGGATTCTTGATTCTAACCAAATATTCTGTATAAGTTCTAGCAAACTCTACCAACTTAAATAATGATGTTCCTATAGCATTAGCTTTTAATGTCAATAATGTTATAGAACCTGCAAAAGCAAGTAGCATTATCTTAGCTGGTGTTAATCCTTTAATTGCTTCTTTAACAGTAATAACAAAAGTTAGTATCTTCGATCCTATTTTCTTAAGATTATCTCCAATACTAGCAAAAAATCTCTTACCAGAGAAGAACTCACTTATTTTACTACCAGCGGTTCTTAAAGCATCTGGTATACTAAGAATTTTAGTCTTTAACGAGTCTACAGTTATTTCGCCATTAGCTAAATCCTTGAAGAATTCTGCTATAACAGATCCTAAATATAATACTCCTCCAACTATAAACTCAATACCAGTCTTAAGTCCATTAACTACAGCTTGAACAACTTCAAGTTGCTTAAATCTGTTAAATAACTCAACTATAAGATTCTTAGCATTTGTTATTCCTGAAATAAACCTACTCCAATCCATAGATATAAGTTTCTGAAAACCAGTATATAACAAATATATAGGAGTCGTGACTATTGCCGCTACACCAATTGCAATATATCTTAAAGCTGTTCTTGCTATTGATCCGACTTTACTTATAACAGATCTTAACTTATCAAATATAATCCTTAGTCTATCCGCTTTATCTGTTAAATCTATTCCATGAGCGGCTAACGTTCTTATAATCCCATCGAAATTATTGAAGTTTCTTATAACTTCTATAACCATTGATACTAAACTTCCAAGTTTACCTATTAACGAGAATATAATGTCTATAATTCTTATTAATATTTTTAAAGCTGGAGCTCCTATTCTTGTTAAAACCCATCCTATAACTTCTCCAACCTTCTTTATGATAGTAAACAAGGTAGTAAGAACCACGCCAAAACCTTTAAGCGCAGATTCACTAGGATATAATGCGGAAGCTATACTTTTTAAAGCCTGACCAAAAGATCTTAATCTAGCCGTTCCATCATCATTATGTCCGAAAACAGATTTAAATGACGTAGATATAACTTTTGCTATCCTTAATAATGAAGCTAATAATATTCTAAGAGCATCATTAGCCTCTGTCAAACCATTTGCCTTGAAAGACTTTATTTTCTGAGTTATACCTTCAATCTTAGAGGTTAAGTTATTACCTAACATCTTAGTAACTCCAGAAAATAAATTGAAAACACCACTCATATTGTCTTTTATAGCGTTTATCATTAATCTTATAGCATTAAGAACCGGTACTGCATTATTGATAAGAGGAGTTGCAAACTCAGCACCTATCTTAGATAATGCTGCTTTAATATTTGATAATGCACCTGCAAAAGTCTTATTAGCATCTTTTGCATGCTGACCAAATGCATCATCCATTGCCTTAGCAAAAGTGGCAAAATCTATCTTACCCTTCTGCACCATATCTCTTATTTCGGCTTCTGATTTTCCTAAAGATTTACCAAGCGTTGCTGCTGCATTAAGACCTCTTGACTCTAACTGTCTTAATTGCATTGTCATCAGCTTACCTTGACCAGCAACTGTTGTAAATATCGGACTTATTTCTTCAAATGAAGAGTTGGTCATAGCGGCAACGCCTGAAATACCTCTCAAGGCTTTTTTCATACTATCACCAACCCGAACTCCTGAAGCTACCAACTGAGAAGCTGCAGAAGCGGCTGCATCAAGGCCATATGCAGTATCCTGAACACCATAGTTAATGTCATCTTTAATGCTATCCCAAGTTACCTGTAAGCCTTCCAACTGGAATTTAGCATCTTCTATCTTCATGGCTCTAGCCCAACCACCAGACTTTATCTGATTGAATGGAGCCATTAATAATGATCCGACCTTCTTGGCCATCTGCATAGCTCCATCTACGATGTTAGACAAAGCCATAATACCAACGAGTCTTAATGTCGAGAACTTCTCACTTAAATTATCTACAGATGTAGCAACAGTTGATAAATCTACTTTCTTTCCAGCATCAGTGATGGCTGAGAGATTATTAGCAGCATTATCAAGATTAAGTGACTTCTTTAATTTTTCAAGAGTTCTTAATGTATCTTCTACATTTTTTTCAAACTGCTTATTATCAAATTCTAGAGATACTATTCTATCATCTATTGTCTGACTCACTCAACCACCTCCCTCCATGCTTTATTTGCTATATCATCAAATATTGGTTGAACTGCTGGATTTATAAAATCTCTACCCTGAATATACGCACCGTATCCATTACCATGACCATATTGTAATAATATAGCTATAGGTATTCCGGTATCTGTCATGCTACTATTAGTAAAAACAAGAGCAGTTGTCTCCGCATTTTGAACGATCTTATAATTCCAAGAGCTGGCAGTCTCACCAGTATCTATAGGAGTTGCTGCAGAGAGAGCTGCTACACCCTCTCTGCCATATTTATCTAATATGTTCCTAGCATTTTTTAAGGTTCTAATCCTCTTAAGCCAATTAGTAGTCTTTGACCAGTCACCTTGTGATTTAAAGCCATATCTCATAGTATTTTATCCCTTTGAGCCACTAGCTTTACGCCTTGCGGCATTCAATGCCTTGTTTTGACTTAGTATGTCTTTCTTGCTCATCTTCTTCTGTGGAGCATTCTTCTCACTACAAACTCGTATAAGAGTCATAAGATGATTAAAATGCCATTTTGCACATTCCATAGGTATATTCTGAGCTATCATCCAATAATAAACTAATTCATTAGTTACTATTTCACCCTTAGAACTTTTCTTAGTATCTTTGAACCAAGTTGCTGTCATTGGGTCATCAATATATTCATTAATCTCTAATAAAACACTTGATGGAATGTTATCATATACAGAAGGATCTACATTCTGAGAAATTGTCATACACCTTATATAATCGATCATCATCTCATTAGTCTTTTCAGTCCCAGCATCAAGGAATGGTACATGCCATTTTGCTTCCCATTTAGCTATGGCGACTAATGAGTGCTCGATTTTAATTGTTGTTTCTTTAGTGTATACAAATCTATCCGGCGGAACAAAAAGTTCCTGGCTTGGGATAGTTATAATTTTAGGCATTTGTGTTGTTCTCTATAGGAACGATCTTGTTCTCATTCTCTGTCAATTTTTCTATTCTAGAAGTATCATAACCAAGCTCTTTAAGCTTAGCAAGAGCTTCTTTCTCATCAATAACGGGAGCATTAACGCCATTGACAACGCCATTAATGAAAGCTGCCTGCTCATTAGAATCACTTATGATCTGCATAAACAACTCGCTATAAGCATTTGACTGCTCGAACGATTCTCTGAGTTCCTGAGTCTTAATGAATCTCGTACCATCTTCAGACTTAATGCCATAAGACTTAAGAATAAGATCCTTAAATATCTGAACGATCTTGGCATTATCCTTAGTGGCGATCAACATTCTAACCATCTGTTCTACACCGGCCTGTGTGCTAAGTTCCATCTCCATAAGTTCAGCTTTAGACAGGTTAAAATAGAATGTCTCTTCTCTTTGCTCGCCGTTAAAATCTTCGTACTTAATAACTTTCTTATACATATTATTTCTCCTTTAAAAATAGGGCCCCCAAAACTATGCATTTTGAAGGCCCGTTGATAAAACTACATTAAAACTTATCAGCCGTTATTCCATGTGCCATTGAGTCTGCCTATTACTTCATCAGGAAGAGGAAGTCTAGGAGCTACAGCCTCAGCTGCAGGATCAGTTGTGGCATCCTTACCATAAAGGATCTCTTCAAGAGCCTCAAGCTTAGATTTAGCTTCAGGTGTTGTGAACTTCGTAGAATCAATTGTGATTATAGAAGTAGCCTTATAACCTGTTACATTAACAGGAGTTGTGCTTATCTCATAAGAGAAAGTAATAGGTTCGGGTGAATCATTAACAGTGTTGTAAGCCTTATCAGAAGGCGTAGCCTTGCAGCCGTAAACCAGATGAAGCTTATAACCAAGATCATCTGTTATATCATTACCGATCTTAGTTCTGTATGAAAGACCGAAAGTCTTCCTTGACTGCTGATGAATGTTTACTCCAGTTACAGGAGCAACTGATCCATCACAAAGTTCCCACTCATCGGGATAAGTAAAGCACTCAAGAGTTGCTGCGAACTCTTCTGCTGAAAGCAGATCAAGATACTTAATGTTATCAGCATACTGTGCGTTAGACTCAGCACCTGAAGGAGACTCTGATACAGAAGTCAATCCATTCCATGCTACACCATCATCATATGCTGAAGTTGTTGTATTGTAGGGATACAAAACACCGTGATCAACACCAGTTTCGTAAAATCTTTCGCCGGTCTGATCCCACTTAAGAGCGCCTGCTGCCATATTTATTACCTCCTTAGTAATACATGTTGAAAACTGCGTTAACTATTCCATCATTTCTGAATTCTCTATCGAATGTACACATTGGTAGATCCATCAGCTTATCTTTATAAAAATCGTTATCCGCAGTTCTAGTCATTAATGTTACAGTATAGCGTTTAGTTTTAATATACGGTTTATTATTAGCAAACTGAGTTAATGCCGTACTGTTCTCAAACACTATACAAGGATATGTTAATTTAGTATTTGTGGGTGGCTGATACCAAACATCTTTATCACCCATTATTTCTTTTAAAACTTCACGGAGTTGACTCCAGGTTTTCATTGTAAATTCCTCCTAATGACAATATAAGTCTTGGATATTGAGAGGCATCTACATCGGTAACATGCCATAGAGTCCCCTGCCATTCTACACATTTGAGTTTGAAAAAATGATCTCTAGCATAGGGGTCGGCTACTATGCTTATCTGGTTATTAACTTGTATGTCCGAATTAACCTTACTTCCATAGAAGTCTCTTTTAGTATTTCTTATTACATCACCATAATAAGATCTAAATGTCAAACCTTCTTCTATTAATCCAGGTTTTGTTTCAACCATGTCAGCGTAGCCGACTTTCCCATGAAATCTCATAATTTACTCCTCATTTTGAAGATCATTCATCAGCTGCTATACTGTAATTTGTTTCTCCAACTGATATCTGTGATCCATCGATCTTTATTGCTGTTATAGCTGTAAGAGTTGTTCCATCGCTAATAAAAATAGCGCCAGGATTTGCGGCGAGCTTAACTGCTGCTGATCTCTTAAGCTCAACAGTCTTAGCCTCATCAGTATAAAGCTTATTTGACTTTACATAGAGGACTTCTGTAGCGTACTTCTGTGAACCCTTTGCAAAAATCTTCATAATTATTTACCTCCTTGATTAACCATTAACTTCTGTCTCAAGAACAAGAGCTGAATAAGGAACTGTCAAAGCACCAGAGATTCTGGTCTCGATCAGGTAAGTCTCCTTGTTATAGTCGATATCGAAATCATCGAACATATTAACTGCTCCGCCCTTATCAGCACCTACATTGTAATCCTGGAGGTTAACCATAATACCAAGAAGCTGATATGTCTTTCCGCCATCTGCTCTTGTGAGGTTATCAAATACAGGAACAGTTACGATCTCAGAAACACGAATCTTATTTGCAAGTGCCTGAACTGATTCATAAATAAATCTTCCAGTTGTGTCTGTGATCAAAAGCATATCCGCAAGAACGTCCTCAGTTGTGTAAAACTTAGGATTACCAGAACCCTTGTAAAGCTTACGATTCTTTATAAGAGCCTTGATGTTTGCCTGTGCCTTAGCGTTATCATCAGCGCCTGCAGCATATGTTACACGAACCTTAACTGAGTAAAGCTCATTATCAGTCCAGATAGGACGAACATGCTCTTCACGGATCTTTTCTTCTGAAGATGCAAGTCTTCCATCACCAACCATAATAGCACGAGCAATTTCCTCATCAAGCATCATTCTCATCTCAGCCTTGATCCATGCTACTACATCGAAATCTGTGATGTCAATTATGTCATCTCTGTCAAGCTTCTGCTTCTTGTAAATAGTCTGAGGCGTGGTAGATCTCTTCAACAGAGAGAATACCTCTTCCTTCTTGTACTCATCCTTGATGTAACCCTTAGCACGAGCCTCATCCTCGCGGATATCAGCAAACATGCTCTTAATACGACTATAAGGTGTATGATGAACGCCATTAAGCACACCCTGAACCCAACCTGTATCTCTCTTAAGCCATCCAGGAGTAGCAGAAGCTGTCTTTGCCTCCGGGAACAACCAATCGATATTATCAATACTATGTGCAAGGCAAGTAGCCTTCATAGATGCCTGATTTGTCTTAGCATCTGTAAGAATTGCTGATGCAGTCTCAGCGTCCATTCCATGCTGAAGAACTTCAGTTCTGTCATTCTCAAATACATTCTTATGCATTAATGTGTCTCCTTTCTCTATGTGAGATTGTTCTACTTCTTCATCTGATTCCTCTTCTTCAGAAACACCATTTGTAGCGTCCTGAACACCCTGTTCATAAGCAAGACCCATCATACCTTCAAGAAGAGCCTGCTGATCCTCATTAAGAGTCTCCATAACCTTTTCTACCATGGGGTCGTCATCGTCATCTACATCCTCTTCATCTTCCTCGTCATCCGCATGGTAAAGATCCTCATCTTCATCTTCATCAAGGAAGTGAGCAAGCTCATCACTCATTGTTATAGGCTGCTTATAACTGATTATAGCCTCAGTATCAAGATCTTCATATGTTCCATCAGAATGCTGAAGAACAGGAAAATCAATTGTTGCACCAGGATTAGCCCCAGCAAGAACCAAAGATACCTCTCTTATTGCTCCATGAAGTACATCCGAACCCTTCTTTACAAGCTGATTAGCAAATATAGAAAGTGATGTAATATCACCATGAGAAACAAGAGCCTTAGCCATCTGACCTTGCTTAGTATCGTTAAAAGCGCCATAGCAATATACACCATCTTCACGATTTTCAAGCAGAGCGTGACCAAGTACATTCTCAGGATCTTTATGATCATGCATATATACCAGCGGAACTGATACACCGTCACAATCAGCGAAAGCATCCTGACGAATTGTCAAGCCATCAGCGCATCTTATATCATTACGTGTGGCCCAACCGCTGAAATCAAAATTTTCACTACTCATTTTGAACATTTCCTCCTTATAAATTTAACAACTCAGAAAGTTTCATATCTCCTACACCATAAGTATCGATATTACCAATGGTTTCGGGAACACTACCTCCTTCCTCGCTATTTTCAGTATACATAGGTATTTGTTCCGGTGATGCATTAAGATTCTTATTTCTAAGTTCGTCGGCCCTAGGATCATCAACGGGTTTCCAACCTATAACAGACCTCATCTCATTCGAAGAAGCTATTTCATTTCTTGTAAACTTGTCAGCCATTTCAGCAATCTTATCTACAGGTGTATTCCTAAATGGATCTCTGAAGTACATTATTTTATGATGACGAGTTCTGGCAGTTTTAGTCAAGAACTTACAGTTCATAGCATCAGTTATAGCTGTTACAACTGGAGCTACTGCATTATTATGGTAATTCAACATAACTTCTGGTGATGCGGTACCCTTCAATACTTCTTCAGTCACACCTAACTGGCTATATAGCATACTCGTAAGGAAAGTGATCTGTTCCATAAGATGGTTTTCAATCGATCTGTTAAGCTGAGTTACTTTTTCAGTTCCATCAATGTAAGCGATACCATATTTTGAACCGGCCAACTGGTTTTCAATATTCTTTCGCCTATCTTCCGCCTGTTTCTTTCTAGCTTCTGTTTTGATGATGCCTGGTAACTGTACAATTATATCAAGTTTTCCAGATCCAGATTGCTCGTCTATAGCATCTAGAATGTTTAGTTTTCGGATAAGACGTTTGGCAACTGAATTTGGTTCATTCATAACAACAAAGAACGGGTTTTCAACAATAGCAACTGCTGATTTAGGGAATATTAGTTCTTCTTCTTTTCCTGTTCTGTCGTTATATAATCTTACCTTTACATGATCTGGATACCAATTCGTAATCTTACCAATTCTCATAGAATCTATCTCATATGATTCTGAGATTTTAGGATTTATAGAGGTATCTACTGGTACTATAGCTATAGATCCTTCATCAAATAATGAAAGAACAGCTGACTGAATAAAATTTCTAGCTGTTTGATCTTTATTAGACATAACTGTTAATCGTTGATTTAATGAATCATCGATTATTTGCTTAAAGCGTTCATTAGTATCATCAAGCAATACATGTTTTATATCTAACGCTGCCACATCTAAAGCTATTCGGTTATAAACCGCAGTGACTATAGATTTTTCATTACCCATAGTCATTCTAACTCTATTAGGATTTATATAAGTAGATGTTCCATAATCATACCTAAAACTTTGAGTAGGATTAAGAAATGCATTCCATCCATGTTTAAGTCGTTCACTTAAACTCATGATTTACTCCTTATTTTGAAGGATTATTACATATCTGTCATGTGTGATAATTAATAGTATGCGATGGTAGGCGACTGGTATTGATTTGCACATATTTGTCATCTCCTTCCACCAATAAGATGGATAATTACCTTTTATTTCTTTTTCTTAAAATATTTTTCATTATATGCTTCTTCGAAAGCATTAGCAATATCTTTATAAGGCAATTTCTTATAATTGTTAAAAGATTTTTGTATCCCTTTTATCTCAGTTCTGCTTACAGTATCTTTAAAAGATCCGGGATTTTTAGAATCAACATATCCATCAAAATCATCATTTAAATATGTTTTCTTGATTTGATCTTTTAATTCTTTCTTAAGACTAGATTTTTTCTCAGCAGTTGAAGCTGTATCATATTTCTTAACTTTAGTTGTTGTCGGAATCTTTCCTTTAGAATATCCTTCCTCCAAACGTCTTAATCTTCTATCTTTTTCTTCGTCAGTTTTTGATGTCTTTCTTATTCTATCATATTCTTTTATGAAAGCTTTCTCTGTATTCTTATCCCACTTTTCTTTCTTAGACGTAAGATAATCCTTCTTAGCATTAAGACGTACTACTTTATTCTGAGCTCTTTTACGACCAAAGAAACGAGAAACTTTCTTAGCTTCTTTAAGATATTTCTTATTCACTTTGCCTATCTTCTTAGAATACTTTTCAGATTTCTTTGTAGCTTTACCGAATGCTTTCTCAGGATCTTTTCTAACACCCCATTTCATTCCAATGACACCATAATGTACAAGGGTATCTTCTGAAAGCTCAGGCTTATCTAATTCTGAAGTATAAATTTTTGTCATCATTTCTTCTTCTCCTTAAAGAGCTGGTTAACAATCTGCTCATACTGTTCATCACCAAGAGCTGCTTCTGCTGCTAAATATTTAACACCCATTTTTAAAGCATTTTCAGATACAGTCTTAATAAGAGAATCTGTTCCTCTACTTATTCCTTCGCCAACGGCTTTCTTAGCCTTACGACCTAACTTTTTACTAATTGGTGCATTAGCTTCTGCCTGCTTTCTAACTCTTTCAGCAAGCTTAGCTTCAGTATCAAGTCTAGTTAACATGTTATTAATCTCATCGTTACTAAACTTATCAACATTTTTTAACATAGAAGCAATATCCTTAGTCTTAATAATATCTTCTTTTGTCTTTTGTGATTGAAGCTCTTGCTGACGCTTAAGCTCTCTAGCCTTTCTTGCTTTCTTTAAAGATTTAACTCTTCTTTTTCTAAGTTTTTTAGCTTTACGTTTTGAAATATGACCTTTTCCAGAACTTGGTTTCTGCTTTCTTATACCCCATTTCATTCCTAAAATACCATGATGTGAAAGGGTTTCTTCAGAAAGTTCCATCTTATCATAGTCATATTCATAAAGTTTTATTTCTTCCATATGAACCCCTTTCTGAATGGGTATACATATTAATCAAAATCATCCTTACATAATTTATAAGCAACATATGCATCCATCATAGCTGCAACATTATCTATCTTTTGGTCATAACGTTTCTTATATAATTTACGGTTACCATTTGTATCTTCTAGAGTTATACAATTACCCATGGCAAAACTCATAAGATCTTCATCAAATAATAAAAGTCTTTCTTCTGATAATTTCTTAAGTTCTCCCAAAGGAACAGATTCGGTTTTAGCACCCTGTATAACTTTAACTATATTGTAATCACCATTGTCTATTTCCCATCTATTAATAAATTCTTTAGCATTATATGGGTCATATCCAATACATAATACATCATAGCCATTACTATTAATATGATTGTCTAAATCATCATAAACTTCCATCATATCTAAAACCGTTCCTTCAAGAACACATAAACTTCCTTCAGCTATAAAATCTTCATACTTATTTCTCATAGCCATAGGAAGCTTCATAAGAGTTTTAGAAGAAATATAACTTCTGGTTTTAATGCCATATGCTCCATCTTTTAGAGGAAACATGAACGTAAATGCACAAAAGTCATCACCTTGTGAAAGATCGCAACCCATAGCACACTGCATGTTCCAGAAACTTCTCATCTTGTGAGGCTGAGTCTCTTCATAAGTAAAGAAATATGTATAACCTTCCATAGGAATACCAAATCTCTTTGCTAAAATATCATTTCTTGTTGAAGGCGCTTTCTCAGCTCTTTCTACATCTTCTTGGTAAACATCATACTGAACGGTTTTACCAAGATTCGGATTCGCTTTTATCCACATCTGAGGTTTATTAACTTCAGAAATATCATCAAGCTTATAATACCATATAGATATCTGTGGAGCTACGAATTCTCCTTTAAGAATTGACATTAACTCCATCTTTATAGTATCGCCAGCTCCATTTCTTACGGTTCCCTCAGAACTCATAGCAACTATTAAATAGTCATCTAATTTAGAAGCTCCTTGTTCTATTGCACCTATAACATCTTCATTGATATCTCCAGATAACCACTCATCGACAGTTGAAACCTTAGGTCTCAAACCTTGAAGCTTATCTACAGACATGGGTCTAACTTCTAAAAATGATTCAGTTAAGAAATTCTTTATTCCTTCTTTTGTACTTGCTAATTTTGGTCTATCAGCTTTTGATCCTGTTGTGTTCTGTAATGAACCATCTGTAAGAAACTTAAATAAATCTCCTCTTGCTCTAACTATAGAAGTTCTTATTGGAGACATTACTTCATCAGCTTGTTTCATTGTTGGAGCTGTTGTTATCTGATGAGTTGTATCTGGATCAATATTTAGGAAGTAGCTTTGTATTGTCGAAGCATACATTGATTTAGCAGCACCTCTTGCTACTATTAAATATTGCTTTTTTGTAAGTCGCTTCTTTATAGTTTTTCTTACATATCTTCCACCATGTCCAGACTTATTAGGTTCATATACAGATCTTTCTGTAAAATACCACCATCCAAATATCTCCTCGCCCCATAATTTAAAAGTATCTAATAGATGAAGTGGTGATCCATCAGTAAGGGTTAACTCATTTTCACAATACTCTATCCAGCCGTTTATTGCTTCATCATCATAGTAAATATTCGGATTCATTATAAGATCGTCTATACGATTCATTTCCATAGCGATCTCTCTATTTACAGGAATCTTACCATCTATAACATCGCTTCTGAATCGACCGTAATAGATGGGTACGGCTGTGTTTGATAGTGACATGTGTTACCTCTTCTTACGTTTTATAATATTATACTTAATTATCATGTCTTTTATTTTTTCTGCGTCTGGCTTCAGCTAATGCTCTTGTAAACTGACTAGATGTTGTATGCTTATTTCCATTTGAAGTATTTGTCCAAACTGATCTTCCAGCTTGTTTATTAGATTTATCAGAATATTCACTATTCCAAATGTCATTTGTGGTTCCGACACCATTTGCTTTGTTTCTTCTTCCAGTCATGACATCATCAGCCATTTTCTGAGCATTATATTGCTTCATTCTTCTTTTAGATGCTCCTGGAAGTGAATTCTTAATTTTATTCTTAACCCTACGCCACTTCATACCTTTTACACCATAGTGAGCTAATGTATCTTCGTCAAGTGGTGGTTTTGTTATAATATAGTCATATACCATAGTTTTGCTCCTTATTTTGAAAGTTTCTGCAGCGGATTAGAGGACCCCTACCTTGAGGTCCTCGTTTACCGCTCACTATTCAATTAATGACTGCCTAAATCTGTTTTTACTCCATCTCTTCGATCTGCTTCTGCATCTCTGCAATTCTCTGGAGCATCATTTCCTTCTGGTCATGGCCACTATAGTTTCTCATACTATTGCGGTTAGATCTTCTGGATGAATAATTAGACCTACTATTTCTCCCTCTTCTCATAGAGGTATTGTTGTTAGAGTATGGCCAATTCCCGCTGACACCACCGTCGTAGTCATCAGCTCCTTCCATAGCTGCTATACACTCAATATAGTACATGGTCTTTGTAGCTTTATAAACACAGTCCATCTCATTAGCTGAGAGATCTCCTGTTTTAACTACTTCATCGACCTTCTCGCAGAGAAGATCATATAAGTTCCATAAAGACTCCATAATCTCCTCCTCTCTTAAGCCGTTCTAGTTACACCAAGAGTCGCCTGCTGTCTAACAAGTATAGCAGGTGTTCCAATCGTTGTCGGATCGTCCGGTGTACCATCAACATATCTTACACCAACATTAGCACAACATCCGCAAGGAACTACAACAGTTACTTCGTTATAAATATGTTCATACTGTGCTACTGCCTGAGGAGTAATTATAGCTACACTTTCTGGTAATACTACACCATCATATGTTATACCCAAAGCTATAGGAGTTACAGCCCCACCTGTAGGTATCTGTACATTTGCTGATACCGATACACGATAACGAGCAGGGTTTCCGTTAGCACCGCCGCGCAGAGTAAAAAGTCCTGGAGCAACAGGTAAGACATTACCTTTAGTGCACCGACTAGAAACCTGGTTGAAAGGAATATCAGCATTAAGTGCTACATTCTGATCAGCCGTTGTTATATATTCTGCCATCGTCAATACCTCCGATTAGTTATAGAATCCACATCCACAACCAGTATTCTGCTGGCAGCAATTAGGATTAGCTACCACGTATGCCGGTCTAGGAGTAGGATTAAGATACTGCTCAAGTGCTACAGTCTGTGCTGCATTATCTGCGAGAATCTGAGCTGTCTGCTGACCCTGTGAAGCTGCAAGATTAGCCATTGTAAGCCGTCTCTCAAGATCTGCTATTCTCTCATTCTTAGCATCAATCTTATCCTGACACATCTGATCAAGTATCTTCTGTACACCATCTGCAACTGACTGACGATCAGCACAAGCTTCTCTAGCTATATCTGAACTAAGGTTTGCAATGGCAAGTCTGTTCTCACAACAGCAATTAGCGAACTGAGACTGCAAAGCAAAATTCTGATTCATTCCAGCTATTGCAAGATCATTAACTGAATTCTGTACATTAGCTACCTGATTAGTAAGTGCAGACATGTCAAATCCTCTTGATACTCCATCCTGTGTCTGCTGGTTGAGCATATAAGGAAGCATATTATTTCCTCCTCCAAATCCATTACCCCAATTTCCCATCAAAGCAAACAGGAACAGGATAACCCACCAACCATCGCCACCAAAACCACCGAAACCATTATTTCCGGCAGGAGCTACGGGCATATACATGCCATTGTTGCTGTCTACAAAGGACATATGCAACTCTCCCTTCTGTCATTTTGTAAATGACTGAATCAAACAATAAGTTATAGTTTAACCCCCATTTGACTCGCTTTACTCTTTAGCTGCTCTAATTGATCAGAAGACATTTTACCAGAATTTAACAAATACTGAACAGCTGCTTGAGGATTATTAGCATACTCATTTGGGATGTTAATACCTCTTTTCTGAAGAATGAACTGGAATGGATTTCTCATAAAATTACCGAACATTCCTGTCATCCCTTGGTTCATCTGTTCCTCGTACAAACGATTTGCCATTGTTATGTCCTCCCTTTCTATAGTTATTATTCTCATTCAGAGCTTCTTTTATTATATCTTTAATTTCATCTCTAGTTACGAAATTAGATGTATTCTTTGGCTGATCTTCCTCTATTATTCTTTCGGAGTAATCGAAAGCTCTAAGTGGCTTCGGCATACCATTCTGATCAACATCTTTTACATAAAATGTATCTTTTTCCGAATCGAAGAGATAAGCTCTCTGATTGGGCGGGACAGGATATGATTTAGCTCCATTAATTCCGCCCTGAACCCAAGCCATTATAGGACCATCGTTTTGTGATTGTACTATGGGCTGAGGTATCTGTTGATAAGGATTCTGTGGCATAACGTATGCATTAGGATACGGATAAACTGGTGAGTAATTTTGCATTTTATTCCTCCTTTAATTTGACGGATATAACTTAGCCCATGTTTTAGGACCTATTATTCCATCTTTTTCTAGTCCATAAGTTGCTTGAAATGCTATAACAGCATTCTTTGTGTTTGGACCAAAATCTCCATCTACTTCTATATGATATCCGTTAACAAACAAACGAGCTTGAGCTACTTTAACCCAATCTCCTTTACTACCCATTTTGAGGGTTGGTTTATTAATAACATTGATAGTATTGGCTACTGAATTGTAATTAGTATCAGAATAAGCTGGTCTCGCAAATGCCACAATAACTGATTTTGAGCGGACACGCTCCATCACTGATCCACCATTATCATTTGATGTGACGGAGGTATTGCCTTCTATCGACTTAATCGATTTAGGCCATTGTGATACGTCTGAAACTAATCCTACATGTTGGGCTTCATATTTTGAGTCTTTATCAAATTTAAAAAAGACAATATCACCGGGTTTTGGGTCTTTTACAAGTTGTCCTTTACTTCGGAACCACCTGAGCAAATCGCTACTTGAGGCAGTACGTTTGATCAAAGACAGACAAAATCTAAATAGCCAAATTATGAATACAACACACCAAGGGTATGTGATTGTAGGATTGATATCATGATCATATACCTCTCTACCATAAAACCAAGTGTTATACTTGACTTTATTAGATCCGAATGGGTATTCTTTTACTCCTAATTCTTTTTTAGCAGCTGCTATTATTTCTTTGCTAGTCATCTTTACCTTCCTTGTCTTTTCCCCACCAATTAAGCCATTCGGTTATAATTGATATGCCAACTATAGTTGCTATGAGCAATCCTATAACAATGGCACTGCCTAGGATTAAAACACCTATTAATACTGATCTAGCCATTCCACATTCTCCCGACTTATACTCCCTTTACTGCACTGCTCTATGATCATCAGAATTAAGCTTTATTAAATCAGCTCTTCTGCTATCCATTATGCCATTAACACCCAGAGAATGATAAGCTTGATAAGCACTCTCCCACATATCTAGATCTTCATCATCTATGTGACCTGCCGACATATATCGATGATAATCTAAAGTCAAATCTCGCCTCATTTGTTTCTGCTGAGCGTTCATTAAAATATCAATTCGCTTACCGAATTTATAACAGATCCTAAAAAAGTAAGCTACGCAGGCAAAGAGCGTGGGCATCCCGATTACTTTTAGAAAATTAAGTATGGGTTCAATTTTTTCCATCATTATTGCCCTCGCTTTCCTCCTTATTTGGAGTGACATCAGCGATCTGCTTTAATAACTGTATAATTTTATCATATCCTATCATTGAAGCTATCCATACTGCCACTCCCATAAGGAATATACAAATAATATTATTTACAGTCCATGGTATGGAATTGAGCATGTATAGTATAGCAGTGCCACCACATCCTACTACTATAGCATTAATTAAAGCTACTATATTTGCTGAATAATCTTTTCCGGCATTTGTATAAAACTTTTTTATTGCTTCTGTTAATAATGACGTTATTCCAGCGCCAATAGTTAACATAGTTACAAATAATGTTATAGTCATTATAACTCTCCTTTTTATATTAACGCTCTAAATATGTTTGTTGTTAAGGGGTAACGTTTATATTTTAGAATCTTGAATTTATAGGAGATGTCATATTCAGAGCGTTAATTACTCTTGAAACCTATTATTGTTTCTTCTATTTCTGGCTCGGGTTCGCACTCATATGGAGGATTTACTTCGAAACCTATAGCAGATACAGAACTTTCTGGAATTATTCCTTCAACATCTTTATCTTTAAGTTTAAATATCTTTATTAAACCGCAGACTAAAAATTCTCCACCGAAAGCAGCAAAGAAACAAGAGATTAAAGTATCTGATATCATTATAGAAAATGCTGACATAACTAAAACAATTATTGTAAATATTATCAGCATTTTTATAGAAAATACTACATAATCAGCAAGAGGTATGTCTTGTAGAGATTTCTTTTTTCTCTTTTTCATTTATTACCTCCATATTCCGATTATTAATAAAGCAATTATATAGTATGTAAAAACTATAATTAAATATTTTAAATTAAATATACTTTCTTTTGAAGTAATATATTGGAACTTCATTTCCACTATCCCATGTATCATAGTAATTACCATCTATGACAGCTACTACGTGAGAACCAGTTGCTAAAATATATTCTCCATCTGGATGATCTATGCAGAATTGCCATATTGAATAGCAATTGTCTGGACACATATCAGGTATTGTAAATCTACTAAATCCATTATTAAATAAATATCTTGACCATACATTATTAGAAATAGATGGTTCATACATTTCTCTTCCGAGATCCGATAAATCATCATAAATGGTAAGCCATTCTTCATCAAATATTATAGCCAAAGCTCTTATTACACAATCATCAACTCTTTTATTAATTGGATTTGGATTATCATAGATATACATTTATTCACCTTCTGTTAATCGATCATTATCTTTCCAAATGTAAAGTCTCCATTCTAGCATATCTATTTGTTCTTTAAGACTTTGAAGAACTGAAGAATTACTTGGGGGATCAAATAACATTTTAACTTTATATCCTATTAAATCTTTTACACCATCGAAATCTGTACTATCTCCAAGTAAATCATCCCAAGTTTCAGTTCCATCTTCAACTCTAAAAGCATGATCCATTCCATGCCATTCTTGCATAATAGTCATTAGGACTGTATTAATATGCATGATTAGCTCTTGATCAAAACTTTTATCATCTTCTGCTACATTGTTTATTCGTTTTACAGATCCTAATATCGTATTATCCATAATATTCTCCGTTAGATCTTCTTAATGAACTTACTCATTACATAACCAACAGGTGACTCAATCTTATACCAATTATTATCGACAACTTCTATTACTCTTACCTGTGCTCCATCAGGTATAGACTTGTAGATTTCTCCACCAGGCTGTTTTCTAACATTAAGACTAAGACCTCCTGTAACTTCACCCATGAAAGGCTTGAAATTCTTAGGCTTTTCTTCAACAACATCCTTTACAGTTTTTTCTATAACCTCTTCTGGTGTTATTTCCGTCTCAAAATGTTCATTAAGAACTTCTTCAGGTATATTATTCTCTTTATACATTTTATTGTAATTATTCTTTGACATTTTATCCTCCTATTTCCATGGACACATATCATTTTTACTTCTCTCAATAGGTAGTTGAGGTAATAATGATGAATCTCCATAATGTATTGCTTGATGTGTTCTAAAAGATGTTGAAATAAGATTATCCATATTAAAAATATTTGGATCTTCTTCTTCAATATCTTCTAAAGTTAATGGATTTATATGATGAACTATTATTCTATCATTTATATCGTATCCTTCAACTCCTAAATCACATCCGTTATCTCTTATGATAACATTTCTTCTTGTTTCTCTCCATTTTTGTGATTTATATAACATCTGATTAATATATCTGTCAAAACCAAATGTTTCAGCTCCAACTTGACCGACTAATTTCAAATAATTATACCGATCTATAAACTTATTATAGGTAATCAATTCTGAATATGTTCTACAAATCTTCATAGTCATCCTCTTCTTCTGATTGATGACCTGAATATCTTCCGAAAGCTCGGATTGCTTTCTCATACATCTCTTTAGTTTCTTCTTGAGATCTTATAGCGCCGGTCTTTGCTTTTAAAAGTTCATTCTCTTTCTTAAGTTTTTCTAGTTCTAATTGTTCTTTAGTTGATCCAAGTCTAAGAAAGTGAATTAATTCAGCTGCGGTTGCTGAACCATTCTCTATTCTTTCTTCAACAGCTTTATAAGTTTTGTTAATTAGACGATTCTCGACAGCTTCTGGAGATAAAGCTGGTCTTCCTCGTTTCTTTTTAGTCGTATCTTCAGTATTGGGCATTAACCATCACCCCCAATATAACTTTCGATACGTAGTTCTTGCATACTTTGGTGAGCAATCATACTACTATCCTCCTTTGATAATATACTTTTCAACCGCTTCTTTAGAGAACGACAATACTTTTATGTTAGTTTACAAACGACTTGTTGGACAATATGTAAATAAAAGGAGGTGGGGTTACTCACCATATACCCCAAGTAAAGCACTGCCGCCCCCTGAAGAAGCGGTTGAAAAATTACGGGCTTTTTATGAAAAATTCCCGCGGAGAAATTTTTAGG